TTGAAATCAGCAGGTGATGCGGCAAGGGAAATAATCATGTCACAATAATCTCTTTCGTCGCGGTGACTGTTTCGTGTTGGAGTGTATAGGAAGTTTGCAACAGGTAAGTGCCGGGAACAGACGCGGTTACAACGCCGAGAACGATAGAAACATTGTCATCGGAACAGAACCACAAGGCGCTTGCTCTGCGTTCGGAACTATCACTGAATTCGACCAGCGCCTGATAAAGCGTAGGCACCATTGCACGCAGAGTTTCCGGCCCTTCTATACGGGCATGGATTGGGTACGTGCGATTGTCGATCAGGGTTACGGGCAAACTCGCTTCCAATTCAACACCGCTAATTGACAGCGCGGCGTAAACAGTCAGTTCTGCCGTTTCCATTACCTGCACCGCATGCAAAACTCCCGCATTGGAAATCGACGCGATATGGTTATTGGAAAGCGTCCACTTAGCGGGCAGCACAATGTCTGTACCGTCTGCATAAACAACGTGGAATTTCAGCGACTGATATTCACCGACGTACATTGGCGAGCGCAATTCAATCCACGAACTGACAGGCAGCGTAGTGGACGGCACAACGTCAATTGTTTTGAAGGCCGAAAGATTTTCGTATTGCGCCATAAGATTAACGGGAGTATCCGTTTCAACTTTGGACGCTGCGTAGAATTGGTTGCCGTCATCAAGATGGCCTGCGCTCGTTACCGTGTGGATTTTTGCAACCACGGACTTGCGCGTACCATCGCTGAAAATCAACGTAGTGTAATACTGCACAACCAAACCTTCCCGCACTTTCGACGGGCCTTCGATTTCAATTGCTTCGGCGCGTACAGTTAAACCGACGACGCTCAATTCAATTGAAGCGCTGGTGATAATTCCGTCAAATTCGTAGGTGCCGATAATCGTGGTTGTTACCACACCTTCGACTGCATCGGCGTTGAACGCGCCGTTTTCGGAAATCGTCCCAGCTAATGGGTTGGTGCTGACCCAGCTTGCTACAACCTCATTGTTTTTGCCGTTATCGAAAAGGATATCGAGGCCGAAATTAATCCGCGATCTTTCCATCATGATAGTCGGGCCGATCACAAAAGCCCTGACCGGATAAATCGAAGAATCTGCAACCAGAATGTCCATGAAAATCTGGCGCGTTACACCATTCTCTGTGTAAGAGGCAGTGAAGCGTACCATTGCAGAGCCGCGAATCTTTTGGAAATGCGCTAATCCCGTGGGGTCGATTGTGGCGACACTCGGGCGACTGGAAACAAAGGTATTTGGCGTTACGACTGCGCTTGAACCATTATCGTAGTTCGCTGTGACCACGTATGATTCAATTGTGTTTTTCTCCACCTCGTTTTTACCGGCGATGGAAATAGAAATAAGGGCAGGAGGCGTATCAATATCCCGCACGTAAATAACCACTGTTGCCGTCAGCGTGGAATCCGAACCCGCGTGATAATACCTGCACAAAACCTGAACCGGGCGCGTACCCGTCTGCACAGAACCCGCAGTAAATAAACCACTCGCAGTAATCGAGCCGTAATCTTCGGAAGCAACAGACCATTCTGCCTCGACTTCGTGTTGCGAATTGTCGTCAAAAGTAACGACCGCACGCATTTGAAAAGTCGAACGCTCCGCTATTGGAGCACCGGGGCCAACCAAATCCAGTTGGATAGGCCACAGTTCCTCAAAGCTAGTATCGGCCATGAGAAAATATTCTCCATATTCAACGGAAAAAGCGGGGTGCCCGAAATTGGACAACCCGCCTTCACGTTACACGTATTTAATGGAGTATTGGTTTGTGCGCGGGCTGAACTCAGGGAGAGTCGTTGCCTCACTACGAACAATAATCCACGGACGAACGCCAGTCCCATCGTCAAACTGCACGGTGAGAGTTTTCGGCAAGTTTGCATCGTAACCCGGCAGACCTTCTTCGTTGCCGATCACATCGTTGCGGTAATTGATACCGTCGAATGTGACGTTGAAAGAGTTCTGCAAGTCCACGATAAACGTGTCGCCAGCGCGGGCATCCCACATCAGGTAAACATAATCGTCAACCGTGATTGTGGTTTCGATATTTTTCGCAACGCCATCGGTTTGAATATCGACGGTGTTGGTCATGACGCTAGTAACGAAGTCGTCAAGGCCTGTCCAGTGGGTGTACTGACGCCCGCTAGCCGAAGTTTCTTCGGTCACACCGTAATCGCGTTCTTCTTGAGTAATTTCGCTGGCGATTGGGCCACCAGTAAATTCCTTGTTGGAGAACATCGCTACACCGTAACGAAGTGGCGGAATTGTTACCACGCCAGTTTCGACAGTGATCGCTTTGGTTGCGTTCAGGTTTACGCCGTCTTCGCTGTGTGTTGCGCGCACGTTAACAGCACCGTCTGCAACGCCGGTCACTTGGCCTTCTGCGTCAACAGTGGCTTTCGTGTTATCCGAAGTTGTCCACTCGCCCGGAATCTTTTCAACAGTAGAACCGTCCGCGTAAGTCACGGAATAAACGTACTGTAGGGTTTCCATTGGTGCGATGGAATTAGGCCCGGTGATTACAGCGGATACAGGCCAGTTTTTCGTGTCGGCAATTGCGATTGTTTTCTTCGCAGTTACAGTCACGCCGTTTTGCGTGTACGAAACGTTCACTTCAACGGTTTTGCTACCCGGTACAGTGAATGGTTTTGCAGTCAGCAAACCGTTTTGATCAATGGTCGCATAAGTACCAGAGGTCAAAGTCCACAGCGCGTTCACATCGGCTTCAGAAGCATCAGTGAAAACAACGTGCGCATTCAGATCAACCGATGCGTCCTGATCTACGGTATTCGGCCCGGTAATCGTGATCGTTTCCGGATAAACCGTAGGATCTTTGATAACCACGTCCAGCAATGCGTTGCGGGTGATACCGCCGCTTGCGTAGGTGGCCGTCAGACGGGTAGCAACGTCGCGAATTTGTTGCACACGCGGAGTCAACACGCCGCCGACAAAAGAACCGGCGTTCGAATTGCTGGAAATAAACGCGTTCGGGGTAACAGTGGCGGTCGAGCCGTCGCTGTAGGTTGCCAAAACGGTGTACGTTCCGATTTCAGATTTCAGGAACTGAGTCGGGCCAACGATTTCGATGTGATCCAAAAGAATCAACGTCGGATCACCGATAATGGTAATCACGAAATCAACGAAAACAGTGTCGCCACTTTCCGCGTGTTCCCACGAAGCACGAACCGTTACCGGTGTGTCGATTGCAACCAGACCAGCGTGGAAAACACCAGTTGCCGGATTAATCGAGCCGAATTCTTCGTTGTTGGTGATAGTCCACGTTGCTTGCACGCTGAAAAACTTCGTGCCGTCATCCATGGTTACGTCGGCGCGCAGAACGTGATTGGTATTACCGTTCACTTTTTCAGCCGGGCCAACAACCGCAATCGAAACCGGGCGCGGGCCGAGGTATGCGAATTCGGTAGTCGGTGGAAGCCATTCTGCAATGAAGTTTCCGTCTTCGGTTTCTTCGGTGATAAACAGCAAAGTTCCGGGCAGCGGATCGGTGCTAGGCACCAACACGTATTTATCGGAACCATCACCAGCCGAAAGCATGGTACGCGGTACATCGCCGTGCGAATGCGGCAGCGGTGCCCGTGGGTTGCTCATGCGGATATCGTTATCACCGACGACCACAGGGTCTTCAGGATCGACAATTACCGAACCGCTGGAAAGCAGGAAACCGCCAAAGCGATCTTTCGACGCCAGCGGCGGACGGAAATCAGGAACTGCACCGAGAATCGGGTCAGCTTCTTTTTTGAAAAACTGTTCTTCGTTGTAGATTTCTTCCACGGTGGAAAGAACCGACCACGAACCACGGTAATCCTTGTCGTCGTATTTTTCTGCATCAACACGGCGCATCAGGACTTTGTAGTCTTCGTGATTTGGATCAGCGTTAATCCACGTCACGTTGTACGGAACGGTCAAGGTATCCGGTTCGAGAAGAGAAACGAGGACAACGAATTTCTGCGCGTTGCCCTCGACAATAATCTCGACCGGGTTGAATTTCGAGAGGCCGCGATAGTTCAAAGCAATCGCGATTTTCTCGTCAACAAACTCGGTCAGCGTCATGACGACTCCTTATTTCTGAATGTCGGTAGAAGTCAATTGACGCCATTGGGCGTTGTTGTTTCCGCCGTAAATCAGTGTCGAACCAATTACCGGAGTTGCGCCGCCGCTAATGCTCACGGTGCCCGATTTGGTTTTCAGCGAAACAGCTGGCTTTTCTTCGTGCGTGTGTTCGGTTGGTTTGCGCGCATCGGTCAGACGCGGATCACCTTCGCCCACTGCAATTGGAGCCGATGGAGAAACCGGTGCAACGCTCAAACGTGCAATACCCAACACGTTCGTAGTTGCGCCCGGAATCGGATCAAGCTGCGCCAAAATTGCCGAATCTTCCGCGTCGTAAAACTGATCGACGTTGAATTGATCCATGGTGTCGATCACTTCCCACGTGTGAACCGTGCCCGCCGAAACATCAGCGTTTTTCGATACACGACGGCGCGCAGTGTTGTAATACGCGCCGTGGTTTGGGTTGAAATCGAACCAGATAACGTTCAACGGCAGAATTTCGTTGTACGGTTCGCGCAGAGCGCACACAACGGTGGTCACACGGCGCACCGTGGAATTCTGGATACGGATCGGAATCGGGTTGGTTTCGTCGAGGTTCTGAATGTCAGATACGACACGCATTGCCTCACGAATATCTACGAGTTGTTTTTCCATTGGAATTAATTCTCTTGGAAGTTGATAGAGGAACCGGCGTTACGGATATCGGCGGTCAGGGAGGCACGGCTGGCCGGAATGCTTGGGTCGATTACGAAATCGAGGTTGATATCGTTATTCGCGATATCTGCCGGTTTGTTGTTCCGGCTGTCGCAAATGGTTTCCCATTCGTACAAACCACGACCACGTTTTACCGATGCTGCTTCGGCGTCAACGATGTTTTTCAACTGCTTGCGTTCGTAATCGTCAGCCGGGTTAAATACCGAAGGCAGAAACGCTTTGCGGATCATTGCCTTGATACCGTTTACCAGACGACGCACGTTCACGTTCTGGAAACCAGACGCGAAATTCTGCAAAGTCAGCTGTTCCATGATCACGAAACCACGGCCCGGAATCCGACGCACGTAGTTGATTTGCGCCTGTTGCAAAGCATTACGCTCACGCAACGAATATTTCTTGGAAAGATCCGTGACTTTTACCTGACCACGATTCAAACCAGCAGGTGCCCAGTAGTAGGCACGAACGCGGTCGGTAAACGCGTATTGCGCGGCAACCAAACCGGAAATCGGGCAAAAGAATTTCTTGCCGGAAATGTCGTCGGTAATCTGACCACGCGGGCCATACATTGCCGAATAGCTGGACGAAAGGTTCAGGGTATTTCGACGGTAATTCACTGCACGCGAAACTTCTTCGTATGCGTGCGGCAGGTCGATAATCGAAATCGCATCACCACGGGTTTGAGCCACGGCGTCCTGACGACGATGAACAACAGGGCTTTCTTGACCGCAACCAACCAGCATTTGAACTGCGTATTGATCGGTGTCGTCGATACCGTCCCATGCGTTAATCACTTCGGCTTCGGTAGCACGTGCGCCGTCGGAACCGCCATCGAGGCGCTCGAATGCGGTGGTGCGAATTTCCACAGCCGGGCAAAGTGCGTTGTTTTTCACTTTGATATATTGCGAGAAAGCGTTTACACGCGATTCCACAAACATCTGATTGCCTTCGCCATCCAGTTCGTATTTACGCGAACACAGATAGGTTTCAACCGGAAGGCTGGCGCTGCCCTGATAATTCAGGAAAACTTCCAGATAGAAGTGAGTCGGGTCGTTGTACTCGCCAACCTCAGTACCTTCTGGATTGCCCGGACGCACGCGAATGGTAATTGCACCCGCCCATTCACCCGGCGAATTTGCGCAAACGTAAAGCAGTGCGTTTTTAACGCCTGCATCGCTCACATTGAAACCAAGCACATCGAGCGGGTTGCCCAATACACCTTGGGGTTTGTTGGTGCCGTTATCGAAATTCACCAGCTTCAGAACTGGTTCCGACGCGGCGGTATCGTCAACGCTCAAATAGGCACCAGCAGTGCGGGCCGTTGCAGCGTTAACAGCACGTTTAATCCACATTGCGGTTTGAGCCAAAACGTGTTCGGCGCAATGCATGCCGTAACCGTATTTGGAATAGTCTTTCGTACCGAATTTTTCTTTCAGGTCTTGCGCATCGGTAACGTAAACCCATTCCGATGTAGAGCCGCGACCGGCCTCGATTACAGCTGCCGCAATAGAGCTAATGACCGGCGAACCGCGTTGACTTACGTCGCGATCCTGATCATAAACCCCGGCGCTGGAGTTAGTAAAAGCCATGGATGAAACCCCTTATATGGTTGGAATACGGGAAATAAGAATCGCGATAAACGCATTTCCTGTATTTAAATTACGCAAAGGGGATTTCAGGCAACAAAAAAGGGGCCATATAGGCCCCCTCGTTGTATTGCATTTGTAATGATTAATCCTTGAAGTATTCTTCATCGGATTTTTCATAGTTCTTATTCAATTCCTGTGCGCGGGCTTCCTCTTTCAGGTAGCGTTTAAACAGAATGATTGCCCACGCTTCATTGCCATCGCGCCATTCGAGGATTGCCGGGGTGAATGGCTTCTGCATTAAGAACGCCATATGCCGCAGGATTTGCGAATGCCGTTTGCGAATGAAATCCTCAACGTAATTCGGAATGCGGTGCGGTTCGTGGCGAATGATCAGCAGCTTGGCATAGCTGAATACCAATGCTTCCAGATTTTCGTCTTCCATGAATTCGGTTGATTCGTGGAAAATCTCAATGATTAATTGCTTATCAGCGGCGCTGAATCGCATGATCTTGTCCGGATGCGAAAGCTGTTTAATCATCCGGTAGAGTTCGTGCATTGCCGGTACAGGATCGGTTGGTTCTTTCTTTGGCTTCGGTTCATTCTCTTCGAAAAATTCGAGTGCTTCTTCGTCGTCGAATTCCCGGCCTTTATTCGGATCGAAATCGTCTAGGGCACTAATCTTTGCCTGAACAATTGTTCGGCGCATATCGTCCGCAGGCAAGTCCATATCTGCTTCGGTTTCTTCGGGAAAATCGGCTTCGTCTTCGTCATCGTCCGTGCCGTCACCAACACCACCGAGAGCGTGCATACATTTGGCACTAAGCCAGCTGTAGCCATGTTCGAGCATTGCAATGAATCCGGTTAGGTTGGCTTCATCGGTTTTGATTTCGTCGAACTTTTCGAGTGAGATCATAAAATGTCCATCAAGTCGGCTTTATCACTGCGTTTGCTATTGAGCATCAAAGCAAACTGCATTGGCATTCGCATTTTCTCCGCAAAGAAAGTAACCGGGTCGCACCCGTTCACCACAACGATTCGCGGAATATTGTCGTATTTCTCCAGCAGGTCACGCACCTTTTCCAGCTTATGCGGCGTCGAGTCTGGCCCAACGTTTGCAATGACCAACATCGACATATTGCGTCGTTGTTTTTCATCGCGTAATTCGTCTTGATATCCACCGAATACCCGGTGCCATATCGGAAGCATTTTCCCTTTGTGGGAACCTGAACGCTGCTGATCAATTGCGGCGTCCATAATACTCATTGCCATAAACTTTGCGCGTTCGTCGGTCGCCATCGAACCAATGCCGATAATTGGCGAGCCGTGCAACGGATTTGTCAGCATGCGATAACAGGTTTCAATCTGTCGCTTCACACTGGTTTTTGCAATCTGGTAATCCTCGGGCAACCATTTCGGCACCATCGGAGTAATGGAGACAAGCGCATCATCCAGCAGGAACGGACTACGCATTACCTGCAATGCGGTTCCGTCCACGCCTTGGGATTTCAGCAATTTCACGCGATCCGAATCATATCGGAATTTCAGGTGCGGTGCAGGCATCCGTGACGGTGCGCTGACTTTCCCTTTCGGTTTCTTGATGCTGTTTACTTTCTCCACTACGGCACGTTTGCGCGCTTTCACAGAACTGGTTTTTTGTTCCTGCTCCTTGCTTGCCTCTTCTTCCTCCCGCTCAAATTTTAGTTTCTTGAGTGGTCTGTCCTCCTTGGACATTTTCAGTTCCGAGGACAACGTGCGCTTCTTGACTGGCTTTAATTCCTTCGCCATCAGAGTGTCCTGTAGTGTAGGTGGATGGGTACTGTTTATTTACAGTATTTACGTGTCCCGCTAGGGCTGCACATGCTGGAATTTCAATCGGGTTGGCGAGGCAGTATTCAAGCCACGCGTCTTCCGCCTGTTGCAGCGGCCAGCCGTTCGGGGGCAGGCTGCACCCACGATTAGGGTTTTGCATGGCGCGCCTCCATTTGTTCACGAAGAGATTCTGCATATTCTTTGGAAATTTCGTGTTCGTGGCCGTCGCTGTATTTCACCATATACCGTCCACGTTCAGAATTCGGATCGTACCAAATTTCTGTTACGAAATACGGATCAGGTGCAGCGCCCTGCGAGATTACGATTCCTCCGCCCATTGTGTAATGCACTTCTTCACCGGGGCGCAGCTTGGGAATGTAGCGGGACATTTCCCCGCGTGGCATTACCTGAACGTAATCAAGTTCGCGCTGTTTGTATTCCCCGTCCACAACCACATTTAACATTTGTGGTGGCTCGTGTTGTTCCATACATCACCTCATCAAAAGGGTGCGGAATTTCAAAAGTTTTCAGGGCCTGACGCATGCCCGCGTCGAAGCCTGCTGGATCAATACCGCTCGAATCACACTCGGCCCACATACGGTTGTTTTCCATCATGTTGTGTTTGCCGTATTTGCGCAATTCGTCCTGTACATATTTCACACCCGCATCGAAATCTTCTTCGTAGTTGCGAATGCCTAAAAGTTTACGCAGAATTTCCTTCATCTTTTGGTTTCACTTCGACCATTTGTGGCCGGTTATCAGGGAACGCAGGGTCATCGAGAATTCGAATCATGCCTGCATCAAGCCAAGTAGACCATTGCCCACATTGACCGCATTTAAACTGGTCATGTTGCGGCGTTGGCGTGTTTGCGTTCATGCCTTCCCAACGGCGGTTAGGCATATTGGAATCCCACGTCTTGCAATGCGGGCAGCACAGGGTGCTAAAGCGGCCTTCCATATCCGCTTTGCGTTCTTTGTCAGCGGCCCATGTCTTGAGCCATTTGTAAAAACGCAATCGTTGCGCACGTGAGAAGAACATAAATTACCCCTTTGGTTTATTTACGGTGTTTCAACGCACGACGTTCGGAACGATTGAGCTTGCGCCCACGCTGGAACAATTCGTTGGTGTTGACCGGGGCCAAATCAGGATTCAGCATCTTGAGGAATTTCTCCCCAGCTTTGCGATCAACCGCCATCAACTGTCGAAGGTTATCCAGCAGAATTTCCTGCTGCTTTTCCTTGGACATTTCCGCGATTTCTTTATCGCTTAGTATTCCTGCTTTTTCTTCCATTTCGATTTTCTCTCAGCCTTATTTTCGTTCTTCTGCTTGCGAATGCCTGCGCCCAACTTAGCAAACATCCCACCAAACATACTTGCGCCGTCATTGTGTGCGACTTTGGAAACTTCGACCTGTTCATCAGGCTCGTAGTCTTCGCTGATATCGCGCTTCACATTTCGCAGCCATTTTTTCATCCGCTCTTCTGCAACTTCGGTCGGCTGGTGTTTAAATTCCAGCGCCTGCTTCCACGTGTTCGCGCAATACTTCAAAGATGCCTGCGCGCCAGTGTCCACAAAGAAACGAATTACGGGTTGGCGCTTGTCCGGATCAGGCGTCAAGATACGCGAACTTTCCTGTTTCCAGTTTGGTTCGTTATTCATCGGCATGATGTAATACAGACACGACCAAGGCTTGATGTTGATACCGCGCTGCAACAGACGGCGGATACCGACAACAACACGAATTTTCCGTTCGCTTGCGAGCTTCTTGATATTGTCGCGATCAATCTTGTTTTTCTTGCCGCCGCCGCCAACGAAAGCAGCAGCCACTTCGTACCCGACCAAAGTGTTTACGCGTTTCACAATATCGAAAATGTGATCCTTGAAATGGCAGGGAATTACGATGCTGTGCCCAGCCTCAAGGTCTTTCAGAATCCACTGGATAATGAAATCATTTCGCTTCTTGTTATTCGCCAGCGATTTACCCAGCTTCACAAAGCCCGGCTTGCCTTTGAACACGCCTTTCGATTTCATGCCGGTATCGACCGCCAGCATTTTCGCAACCAACTGCGCACGCAGGATCTTGGATTTGACTTCACCGATTACCAACGTGGTGATCTTGTCTTTTCCGTCCTTACGTTTTTCCGTACCGGTACAACCGAAACGGTAACGCATTTTCAGATTGTTCATGACGTTTGCAAACTCGGGTGCGCCCGTTGCCTGCACTTCGTCCACTACCACTGTACCGAATGTTTTATTGCATGCCTTCAGCAGCTTTTTACCATTCTTGCTCAGGAAACTTTGGTAGGTGATGATCCCGATTTGAATGTCTTCGAGGTCTTCAATATTCTTGATAAATCCGTACAGCTTTTTACCGGTACGTTCTTGCAAGTCCGGTAGGTTCGTTGACTCTTCGATATCCCCGATGAACTGATTCAGGAAGTCGTATTGGTCGGCCATCAACAGGACTTTATGTCCGAGTTCGATTGCCAATTTCAGCGCAGTAAGCGATTTACCGGAACGGGGCGGAAGCACGAAAAGGCCGTACTTGGCCTCTTTCATTCGCTTAACGGTTTTGACCTGATAGCTAAACCAGTCGCGGTCTTCGCCTAAGTTGATTTTTACTTTGTAATCGAAGGGGGCACGTGTACGCTTATCAACGATTTTATAATCGTCGAAATCAATGCGCATTTTTGCTTCGATGTTTTGCCGGTCGCCTAGTGGCAGGCCGATGTACTCTTTATTCCCGATTACTGCGGGCCGGGCCAGCCGGTACGAACCGTTAAAGTTCTCACAACCTTTGCAGGCTGCTACCGGGCGTTCTGGCCGCAACTCGCAAGCTCTACAACCCATGTCGGAAAAGAAGTCATGAGAATATTCCTTCGTGACTAACCTTTCCTTCAGGTCGAATTTCGGAATGTACATCTTATCCGATACGATTATTTTTCCCATGCACTCACTTCGATTAGAACTTCGGGTAAAGGTGGCGGTATTCCTCCGTCATACTGAATTCACTGCCGATGTGAATATTGAAGCGGTATTCGTTTTCGGCGGTCATCCTGTTAACGCAGTCGATCAAATCTTTGGCGGGCCAATTACGGGCATAAACATTCATGCGGGTACGTGGTGTATTTACAGTCTCCAGCGCCCGCACACAATGCAGGAAAACTTCGTCGAGACTGGTGTATGTCGCAACCACGATTGCAGGGCAACCTTTGTACAGAAGTACCGGAACAATCGGATCATCTTCCGAAAACAATTCGTGATGATCACCCGATTTAAATTGCTGCATGTCGGCGTACAGAGTCCACGATGCTTTCGGGCCGGGCAGTAGCACTACAGGCGGTGGATCATTCGGAAAAGACGGGTTCCGTTCCCATTCAATTTCTTCAGTCATTTAAGCGTGGCCCCAGCAGTGGAGAATGCGCCAGCGTAATACGTGGCAGTTCGGTAAACGTGTAGCGTTGGGCTGCACGGATCACGCCGTGATTTGCCAACTGCAATTCGAACACGATGAAAGAACCTTCCGGGTACGTGTCAGAAAACTTGTGCATAAGCGGCCACAAATCATTCACGTCATCCAGTTGGTGCTGAAACACTTCGTTGAAACGATTGCGGCAATCGCTGAACATGCTACGCAAACTTTCTGGTGCAGTCATGTGATCGTGAACCACTACCAGAATATTCTTGGGCACTGCGGTACTGATCGAATCAGGCGTAGTCATTTCAAACCACCAATCATTTTACGTTGATAATCGTCCAGTTCAAAAACCACAGACAGCCCACGTTCCAGCAGCGCGAAAACAATACTACGAAGCATGCGAAGGTCTTCGGTATAAACCGCGACCAGTGCAGGCTCTTTAGATGCATTCGTGTACTCTGCGATTTCGTCATGAAATTGCTGAAGGTCTTCGGTCGAACCTTCGGTGTCCAGCATGATAACGCTGTTGCACCGAGTGATACGCGTGTTGGCGTAATGCTGAAACAGTTCGTCGTTCGACACTTCTTTTTCTGCGTACACGAATGCAGTCTTCATAGTATTACTTGCTCCGGTCTGGAAAGGACTTTAATAATCTCGACAAGGTTCTTAAACATAAAGCCCGCTTTGTCGATATCTTCGATAACAATGCTGGATGCTTTTTCCAGCGTTTTTACTTCGTCGTAGAAATCGTAGAAGTCACGCATGATGGCTTCCACAAAAGCCTTACGTTCGCCTTGGGCACCGATGCGCTTCAGAGTGTCCGCATATTCCGCACACAAATAATCACGCAGCTTGGACAAGGTACGTTCCATGGCCCCACTGATCTTCGTACACTGGCCGAGAATTTCAGCACAGCGCGAACGCGTAGACTGATCTTGCAGCATTGCTTCACAAACTTTTTCAGGGAACGAACGCGTGCGTTTGCGTTTCAGTTCGCGAGTCAATCGTGTTGTGTGAAGGCGTTGCAATTCTTCGTGAAATTCTTCGAAGTCGATATTGTATGCCGGGTTGCCCCGGAAGTTTTCGAGGAACTGCTGATAGCGCTGATTCTTTTTAATAACGCGCCGGATTGCCTTCAACTCTTCACGATTACTCATGCACTTTCTCATCGAGAGTCATGGTGCCGTAATGGCCGGACATGGAAATGCTAAACTCCGCACAACTCAACACGAATTCTTGATTGATTTCGGTCAGGTTGGAGTATTCAGGTTCGCCCCATGGAAAGATGCGCCAGTTTTCGCGATACCAGATACCGGAATCGAAAGGTGTGGCGTCCTCTTCATCTTCGAACTGCTGACGATGGTCATAAATCATCGAACACAATTCTTGCAACGCTTCGGAATAGCGCAGGTGGTCAGCGTGGTTCTGCTGATCCCAATGCGGGTAATGCAAAACCCCGCACACTTTGGCGAACGTGTAGATCATCGAACAGAGCAATTCGCCGTGTTCGAGTTCTTCGAAGTATTTCTTCATTCAAATGGCCTCTGTCACAAGGTAAGGAGATACGGCATTGCCACTGATAGCCAACACCGAACCTGCTGTACTCTTGAATATTAACAGTTTTTGTTTGTAGGTCGTGATCGGGTGTTGCACGTAGTCATAGATTTCTTTTTTATTGCAAGAAACCAACAGCTTGTGCGGAGCCAGTTCCACCTTGGACACGTCCGATACAACGAACAGGTGGCCGTAAATGGAACGGCGCTTGTTGATGAAATTGTACATCTTGCAAAAACGATTTAGCGGTTCCGGATTTTCATAGTCGATCAACATTTCTGTATCGACCAGCTTCCGAAAGAAAAGCCCGATATGGTGGCCGTCATGGGCCGTACCAAAATCCTCGAACGTATCAACCTGCTGCACGGTGTGGCGGAACGTGTCAGCCAGACTGAATATCGGGCTAATGTTACTTCGCTTCATCATAGGTGCCGACCAGAGTCAGGGTGCCGCCATCGACCTTAGTCACAAGGCGATAGGCCGACATTGCGCCGGGCACCTTGTAGAAATTCATGTCGATTTCGATACCGGATACTTTGTTGAAAAGATCCATGAATATCCGAGGGTCAACACGAATGTCCATGGGCTTTCCGGTTACGTTGGCTTTGAATTCATCGGATACCCGACCACCCTTGCCCTGTACGCTCATTTTCGTTTTGCCTTTCTCGAAAGCGAGCGCCATTTTCGTTTCGCCGTCAGTCAGCACCGCCATGTTTGAAACCACATCGACTGCTTTCGTGTCGAATGTCATGGCACTGATAACCTTCATTTCATCCAGTGCTTTGTTGTACTGCACCGCCTGCCCAACTTCACCATAAAGTAACTGGCCTTCGGGAATCGACACAGCAAAGTCAGCACCCGCCGCACGGAATCGACCGGAGTCTACCGAGAAACTGATCTTGTCGGATTGGATGAATTTTTCGATAACGGAAAACGCTTTTGCAGGCAGTGCAGTTTTCAACGGTGTGCTGTTCTTCACTTTCGTTTTGAACAGGGCCACGTGGTGTTCATCGTGGCAATACACGCGCATGATTTTCTCCCCGATTTCAAAGATGATCGGGAGTTCCGACGATCCGTAGAAATCTTGGAGACGCACACGCTTCACCGCATCGCGCAGCTTGGTCACAACGTCTTTCGGCATTGGATCGGACTTCTTTCCGACCAGCTGGTGTTCCAGCATCTGGATATCGTCAGAGTCGAATTCCGTTACGTTGATCGTCGCTTTGAAATTGCCTTTCTTTTCCTTGAAAGCGATTTGACCGCCCCCAGTTTTGAACATGCAATCGCCACGGGATTTCAACAGGCCGATCAGGGTTGGTGCGTCGATCTTTACGGTGCCGGATTTGGTAGCAGTGCCAGAAATCTTTGCACACGCCAGCGCATCCGTGGAAGAACCGATCAGATAAATACCCTTGCCTTTTTGCGTGGACAATACGAATTTCGCATCGTCCGCTTTGATGTACTGCGTCACGTTGATGATGTTGGAAAGCGTGCTGGCAAATTCCTTACCGTTGCACTCGAATTCCAGTTCGTTACCTTCGATCAATTTCATTGTAGGGAGTATCCGAAAATGTCCGCGTAGTCATAGCCAACCAATTCGATCAGCATGCTCAGAGTTTCTGTTTCTTCGCACACTGCGATTATGCCGTTCCATGCGAAAACCAATTTGAATTTCGTGACGACTTGGGATTCCAAAGTATCCAGCAATTCATCGACGGATTCCTGCGTTGCGTAAACCGGCATATCGGTATCCACAGCCTGTAACCGGAACACCAACGCTTGCAGGAACTGGCACAGGTCAGCAAGGCGCGGATCGTTTATGTCCGCACCATGCACCGTTACCGAAAATTCCGTTATGCGATGATTTGTCAGGTCTATGCTTTGGCCGTGATCTTCGTCCCTTGTTTCGCCCAAAACTTCCGCTGATTCAACGCCCATTCAGGTGCATCCTCTTTCATGCGTGCCATGATTTGTTTGAACGTAGCGTTCGGATCAAGATCGAAGCCAAGGTCGTCGCGCTGACCTTTGAGAGCTTTCATGATCACTTCGTTAAATGCGTATTTATCCTTCGTCTTGAAATCACCAGTCAATGCATAATTCCAACCTTCGCACTTGTCGAGCGAGTGGCCGAATTCAAAGTCGATTTCCAATTGGATATCAAACTTGAAATCGTGACGTGCGATCATTTCGCGTTCTACGTCGTGAGTCAAACCCTCTTCGATCATTTGAATTGCCAACCAAATGTCTTCGTATGCGCAGGAGAATTCAAGGGAGTCGTGTACGCTGTTCGCCTGAATGAAATCAGGATAGTGACCGGTCTTCTGGTAATGCTCAAACCGGCGACGTTCGATGCAGCGCGCACCCGTCATCATGAAATCAGAACCCATGCCCTGTACTGGACTATTTACAGATTGACGCTCAGACCGCGACAGGATGTTGCCGGAGTCTTCGTGCGATTGCGGAGTGATCAGCGCCCACAGGTTGCGGCGACGGCCTACAGGCGATTCCACGTACAGATGCTTACGTGCGTGTGCCTTGGCTTTCTCAAACCACTTACCGCCCACAGGGAAGCGTTTAAAGAACTGCGTCGTCAACTCTTCAACCATTTCGACGGTTGCGTTAATCGACTTCGCTGTACCCTTCGCACCTTGTTGGTAAATCAATCCGAAAATAACCTGCTTAACGGCTTGACGCATTACCTTGTCAACTTCCTGAATCTTTTTACGGAAGAAGAACGCGGCGTTGATTTTATGCACGTCACCTTTCAGGTCGATTTCTTGCGCAAGATCCATCGTTGGTTTGCGCTTGAATTTCTCGCGCAGTTTCAAACCAATCCGGAACGCTTCGGCTACCGCGCTGTCGCCAGAAATCAACGACCAGCATCGTACTTCGTGCGCCGAGTAGTCCACCTTGATAATTATTCGACCGTTCGGTGCAATGAACAATCGTTTAATCAGTTTACCCATTTCGCTACGTGACGGAATTGTCTGCAACGTAGGATCGCGGGCCGATGTTCGACCAGTAACCACGTCGAGATAACCGAATCGCGGACGCATGCAGCGGTCGAATCGGAAGTCTTCGTCTTCGCCCCATTTTTTAATGAAGCTCTTCACATAGGCGTTGTAGAGTTTTTCGATCTTGGTCAGTTCGGTAAACAGCTTAACTTCCGGTACGTCTTCGTATTTCTTTTGGAAGTCCTTGTCGATCTTTCCTTGACCCTTTTTGTTCATCGTCAGCGGCTTGAGTTTCAGCACTTCGAAGAACAGCAGCTGCTTGTGTTCGTCCTTGTTGATCTTGAACAGCTTCGTTTTCGTTCGACCGAACAGGCCCATGGCAGGCACGCCGGTTTTCTTCGCCAACAACTTGTTCGCTTTCGCCACGCCTTCCGATTCGTACAGCGCTTTAATTACGCGGTTTTTCTCCCGCACAATATGTGAATCTTTCGACTTGAGTTTGAACAGCCAGTCGATATCGACATACGATCCGTTGTACTCAAGATTGGAGAGCGTGTGAATCTGATCGCTAAGCTGTTCGGTAACGAGCGATTCGTATTTCTTGTAGCCAATTTTCTTGGCCTGTTTCAGCTGCAATTTCTGGATGTGTAGCAGCACAATAACGTCGAGGGCCATGTACGTCAGCACAGGCCCTTCTAGATCCATGTCCGCGATGAATGCGCGCTGTTCCTTACCGAAGTCGGATTCGTAATAAGCACGACAACCATATTGCATGGTGATATTCAGCAGTGAGTAATAGTTCCGCCCGCTGATACCTTGAATCGCTTTGTGGTTTTCATCCTTGGCGAATTCCGCCGAGATAACACACCACAGTTTGCATTTGAAGAAACGAACGCCGAGGTCACGACGCGCAGCGATCAGGTCGAACGCGGCGTTTGCGTAGAGGTTGTATTTGTTCTTCGATTTGTACTCGAAGTAATCACGCAACTTCTCTTTGATATACGCAAGTTCTTTCGGGAGGAACGGCGTGTCTTTATGCAGGAAAGGCAGAATATAAGCCTTCCCCGTTTCAGTCGCGAACTGCCACGTCACCGTGTAGTTCTTCCGCCGTTTAAGACTTCGGGCCTCCGTGTCGATTGCCACGATTTCCGCGTTGGTAATGTCCTTCAACATCTTGTCGAATTTCTTGATCGTATCAACCATCACGATCTTGTAATCCAACTTCGGAACCTTGTACATCAGTTCGCCGTCATTCAGACAGGTCGTCAGGTTCCGCGCCACGTACCCGGCTGCTGCCATCGAGTCATCGGATTTCTGCAATGAGCGCAACGACAGTGTAGAGACGTGTTTGAATTTATGTGTCTCGCCCTTCACCGTAACTTTGGCGTCAATCGGCACACCGTAAAAGTGCTGCCACAAAACACCACGTTCGCTTTTGTGCTGCGCGATGAAATCACCGCTGATTGCTTTCGTCGGGTCAGACCCAAACGTCACAACGGTATCCGGTTTGTAAACCGAGATAATGTATTCCAAACGCTTCTTGAATTCTTGCTGTGCTGTTTCGATGAAACCCGGCGCACCGCCAACGGTTTTGAAACTGTGATAACTCATGCACAGCCAGTTGTAATCGTCCAACTTGTTCGGCGCTTTGTAATACTCTTCGGCTGCCCAAAAAAGGTTAGCCATAAGATCGCCGGTCGCCCCATCGAGAATACGCCGCTTACGCAACGCCTCGCCCGGCATGTAGTCCAACACGAACAGAATTTTCCCACGTGCTTTTTTGGTAACGTGCTTTGCCAACTCGACATTATCGAAGCCTGTAATGTCGTACTGCTTCAGCACCTTGCCATACTTGTGAGAGAATTCTACATAATCATACTTCATAGAATTACCCGTTAGGGGATTAGGCCTACGGTATATTTACAGTTTTGCCCCACAACGAAAAAGCCCCCGAATCCGTTAGGAAACGAGGGCCTGCATTCAAAACAGCTTCACCAATCGAAGGATATCCGATAGGCGACTGTCGTATTGCTCGGGCGTTGGGTAGCAGCACCAGCGGCGGCTAAGCGTGCGTAGCGTGTCGGTTGCCAGCAGCTTGTCACCTAGTTGCGTGTACACTTCCCAATTGATCGGCAGTTCATAAACGCTTTTGTCGCCGCCGCTCAAAATAACCATTGGCCGGTGATGCGGTTCCGCGTCAATGAACCCAACGAAGCGCGGAGATTCCCGCCACATCATCAGTGCCCCTTCGGTGTCTGGAATTTCAACGGTTGAAACGCCGTCTTCCAAACCTTCGATTCGTGGCCCCCAAAATTCACCAGAACCCAAACCGAAGAAACCGAAAATATCAGACGTTTCGTGACCAGCGATCAATTCAGGAAAGTTCGTGGTCAAGATCCGGTAGTGCGTGTTATTGCCTTTGATGTAAGCGTAGTGAAACGCTACGTCACTCTTGTGCATCGTCATCGGAATTCTCCGATTCTTTCGCCTCGACAACCGGCTGATTTTTCTGGCCGTGCTGTTTCTGCGGATTGGTTGGAGTTTGAACAGGTGCCGGGGTACGCGTGCGCGTCTTGATAAGCTCCTGCATCTTTTCCGGAGTCAGGTTGCGATGATTCAGCAACTTTTTATCCCAGTAAAGATCCTTCGGAAGTTTATCGTGCAACGTGAACGGCAAGCCATTCGATGGGATGCCACGTGCGTATGCATCGTCACATTCGAAAGCACGCTTTGCACGAATGCTGGCGTCACTCCAAATCCCGTCGATTGCCCCGTTGTAAAAACCGAGGAACGCCAGAACAACCTGTTGCGCCATCAGCTCAACTTTACCAGTTTGCATTATTTTCTCCAGTCACTAATTGGGCCTTCCTTGGCCCTTACCCATTAGCGTGTTTTATATTTGAAGGTCAGTTCAGACAATTCCTTCAGCGCCTGATCTTTGTTCGAAACGGTGATACCGCTTCGCGCCACTTCTGCAACCTTGGCTTTCAGGTCGGTTTTATTCTTCCCGAAATACATCCATTCGCCGTCCGACTTCAACCACTTGGCACCAGCATTCGGAACAGCTTTGCCGAGGTGCTTAATGATGCCGGGGTTAGTCCGCAAGTCCACGCACAACATCACGTGTTCTTCGGTAAAGATCGGGAATACACGAATGGCACGACGGTTGCTGCTCATGCGTTTTTGCACGCTGAAGAACGCAGGCAATTCACTTACCGGAGCCAGTTCCAAGCGATACCACAATTTGTGGGTGTTCTTCTGGCCTTCGTCGAACGCGTTGTTGATCGACATAAACAAGTCGTTCAATTTGTCATTCACTTCGAAGTTTTCGTAAACCCAGTCGTAGATCGCGTGGAATTTCTTCTTGTTGGAAACATTGATGTACGCGTAGGCCGGAGTAAATTGGAAGCCCAATTTCTTCAGGTTCACGTCGCCAGCTTCTGGCGTTGCTTCCAGCGTTGCAAATCCGTGGTAGTAGGCAGGGTACAGAGAAACTTCCGGAGTTTCGATTTCTTCGGGGAAGTCTTCCTGTTCCACAATGACGCCGACTTTCGGATTGTCGGTGGCTTTGAGTTTCTTGCCGCCGCCGATTTTCACCGTACCGCCAGTGTCGTAAATACCCTCGTTGAGCGGGCGACCTTTCTTCTCGTTTTCTTCTCGTTTCTCGCCGTCTTTCGCTTCTTTCTTGATAACGCGAATTTTGTCCGTCTCTTGTTTCTTCTTGATCCGGTTTTCGCGTTCCTCGGCTTCAGCTTGTTTCTTCTGCTGTTCTTCCAAACGCTTTTGGCGAGCGGCGTCACGTTTTTCCTCGGTGTCAGTACCAGCCAGCGACACGTCGAAGAAACGTTCTTCCTGTTCAGGCGTTACGTTTTTCTGCGCGATATAAGCCATGTTCACTTGAACGGTTACGCGCCCGGCCATACCAGCTGGCGGGTTTTTCAAGTTCACAATCAGGCTCGACAATTTACCGCCGCGAGTGTTAAAGCCGACAATACGCCCGGTGCCCCATTCCGTAACAACCGGTTTGGTCAGCAAATGTTCACGATAATTCTTGAACATTTCCGGATCGCGCATCAGAACTTCGATGTTCAGCAAGCCCCAATTGTTATGGTCGGGAATTGGCTGGTTCGCAACAAACGGCACCAGTTCCATACGGGCAGAACCTTCGATGTTTGGAGCGGCTTCAATCGGCAACATATCCGCTTTCATCGTGTTACGCATTTCTGCGAACTCTTTCGATTCAACGGCGTTCAACCGACGATAAGCGTCTTCCATTTCATTGAATGGTTCGTCGTCGAGGCCAGCGGTCGATGCAAGCATGTCCACGCTAAGCGCCAAACGCGGGTCTTCTTTTTCCGTCGGAACAACCACGGAAGCCAACAATTCCTGATACAACGGATTCGATGCTTCAGTGATTCGCGCAACACCGAAAGTCTTGGAAATAACGCGTGCCAATTTCGGCACTTCCATAGTGTTGTCAGCGAGTACCCAATCCAGATAAACCACGTCACGGGTCAAACCGCCTTCGCCCTTCGCCGCTGCAATTGCGCCCTTAGCATCTGGACGCCATACCCGTGCAGCAGTTTGTGCCAATGCACCCGGCCCCCATGGGGCTTCCGCACGAATCATTCGGCTTGCCAATTGAAGGTTGTGGCCTTCGGACATGCCTTGTTCGTTCGCGATCAGAATTTGTACGCGATCATCAGTTTTGAAGTCGTTGAAAGCCTTCACGCGATCCGGTTCGTCACCGGTGAATTTCACGGCCATCGCTTTGAAGTTCGGTGGCAGTGCATCGTAAATTGCGCGTGCGCTTGCGTTGTAACGAGTGATAATGATCAGTTTGCCTTTCGGCTCAGGCTTCCAGTAATCCGGGGCCTCAACTGGTGTACGACTCAGGATGTTATCGGGAAGTGCAACGCGTGTTTCGCCCGGATTGTATTTCCGTGCGACGTACAGCTGGCCTTCGAAATCAACGAGGTCGAGTTCGATATAACGGTTGCCGCGTTTCCACTTTTGCGGGTTGAAGTGCAACGCTGTCAGGTTCGCGATATATTTTGCTTTTCGCGAAACAAAACCTTCACCCATGTCACCGAAAACTTCGCCGTATGCTTCGTCTTCCTGCGGGCAGATAATCAGGCGTTCGAAACGCGCAATGTTTTTCTCCCACAATTTCTGCGCGATAGCTTCCCCGGAAAAGTCCGAGTCGTTATCCACGGTATCTGCACCGCCACCGCCGCCGTTATCGTCGTCTTCATCGTCGTCACCGTCTTTATCGGCCAGCGCTTCAGCTTTCGCTTTTTGGCGCAGCAACGGTTCCATTTCTTCCAACGTGCGGTCGAGTACCAAGCGGTACAATTGTTCGTGCAGTTTTTGCTGTTCGATTTCAACTGCGCTCGTACCATCTGCGCCATCGTAGTCCACCATTGGAACCGGGTGAAAACTTTCGATAGCGGACGGCAGCATGTAAGCCCAGTCCTTTTTATCTTTCACGATAAACGAAATATAGTGACCGAGTTTATCGACCGCACGTTTACCGTTAAGCGGGGTGAATGTGGTAATTACACGATCACCGATTTTGACAAGGCCACTGTCTTTTTCAGCTTCCTGATCAGGCTTGATATTCGCGATATCACCAGCACGGAAAACGTGCGGAGCTTTCAACGCGATTTGGCCTTCGATATCTTTCGCACGGTCTGGCATGATCGTACCAGTCAACAGGCGCAGCCATTTGACGGTGGTCGAAGAGGTCAGAATTTTCACAGCACGGTGACGCGCCGATTTGAAAGACTTCAGGTTGTGCGATTCGTCGATTGCCACATAGTTGCAACCGAGGCGACGGATCAACTCAAGGTTTTGCGAGAAGTTAACCTGCGCATTACCGATACAAACGCGAGTGTTCCGGCCCTGAATGAAAGTCATCGAACTGATAAAAATCGTGTTCGGTGGCGCGGTGGTTGCCAAATCGCTCAGGCGTTTTTCACCAACGGTTTTCATCCAGCGTTGCAGCACATCGGAACTGATCGGGAATGCGTTCCAGTTGGCGCCTTGGAAATATTTCATTTCCTCACACCAAGTGTTGATCAGACCGTTCGGGCAAATAACCAACGGACGTACAACGGTGCCCGCTTCTTTCATGTCGGCCATGAGGCAGGCAATGTCGATAATGCCTTGACCGGTTTTACCACCACCGGGAGCCAGTGCCAGAATTGCGAAGGTCGGCGGATTCTTTTTACGCAGTGAACTTTGCACGTCTTCTTGGTGCGGGAAAATCGCACGGTCTTCACCGATCATGCCGGGGAATTTAATGTCGTCAGAACTGAACGACGGATCAGGTTTAATCGACTCAACCTGTTCCTGCGCTTCTGCGAAAATGGTTTCCGCGTTTGGCGCATATTTCCCAAGCATTACCGCGAACGGCAGAACGTCTTTGTACAACGTGGCGTTCGGTTGCAGCGTCAGGCTGATCGAATATTGCTGACCCGGACGGTCTGGCATTTCACCGAGTTCAACCATTTGCTCGCCAGCGCGGGCGTTTGCAAAGTGTTCGATTTCAACACTGTTAATCGCGTCCAGAATCTGCTTGAAAACTTGGCCGCCGAAATAACGATACAGGCGAGCAAATTCAGCAGTGGTGCTGATCGTGGTGTTGAAATAGTCCGGATGGTTTTCCAGTTCGAGCGAGACTTCCGATGCACGCGGAGTTTTATCACCGTTGCGCAAATTCTCGAAAGTTTCATTCCACAGGTGCGTGCCTTGGGCACCGCTCGCCATGTCCATTGCTGTTTCCAGCAGGCCCAAAATAATCCCACGCACGTTGCCTTTGTGGCGATCAATCAGTGTGCCTTCAGGCGTCAGATATTTGGTGTAATCCTGACTGAAGTCGAAGCCCTGTTCGGTCGGCAATTTCTGGTAATTCAGGGCACGCATTGCACTGCCCAACAATTCCGGAAGTTTCGGCACTTTGTTATCGACATAGGCAATCCGCATGTAGAGATTTACCAGATTCGTAACGAGGCCGCTTTTTGCAAACTTCAGATGGTCTTCAGCTGCGCCGTAAAGTTCTTCAGCACGCTTGTACGCCCATGCGGTGTGTTCGTGGTGACTCAGGGTATACATGGATTGCGCAAAAGAGCGCTTCATTGGTTTCTCGCCGTCGTTGGCAAGGTTAAAACCAAGCCAGTCAGCGATTGCCAAAGAATCCGGCGTTACCGATCCGACCGAAGTCGAAGTGATGGTGCGGCCCGGTGTGGAAGTCGCCTGAATATTGATCCCGAAATCCCAATCGAAACCGAGCGAGCAACCGGCGAAGTTATCCAGTTCTTTTACCAGTGCTTGCATGCGCTCCAAATCTTGCGCATCAACCCACGGCCATTTCTCGGCGCGGTGATCGTCTTGGAATGCAGCCAACGGAATTTCGTTGCGGCTCAACAATTCCAGAAGTTCTTCGGATGTTTTCTCGAAGTCTTCGGCCAGCGTGGTTTTTTGCAGCGCGTCGATACTCGGGCGAATCGCCATCGTGCCTTGCGGCGTGATGAACATGTTTTCCGCGTTGCCTTTGGTTTTCTCGACGACGTAGCCGAACTGTTCACGCAGTGCCGGGATTTTCTTCAGCGTGGAAGCACTGGTCGCGTAACGCGGGATGTGTTCCATTTTGATTGCGGCGGCGTTGGAAACTTTGTAAGCCTTGCCGGTGCCGGAAACTTTCGCACGCAGAACCTGCGCGATGTACAGGGAGAACCACGAATTCGCACGGGTCAGCGAAGGGCGTTCGCTTTCCGGAGTTTGCGAAACAAAATGCGCGATATCCGATTCCAGAGTGAAGCGAATCGAGGTACGCAGCGTGACGTTCAGCAATTCCGATTCGGGAGTGATCTTCGGATTTTCACCGTTCAACGACTCTTCGATTTTCGCGTTGATCGCAGTCGGGCTCAGTTGCTGTTCACCGAACGACGGACGCGTATTGCGCAGAGTTTCAGTGAGTTTTTTCACAGCAGCGGACGGCTGTTTGATCACTTCGATTTGCAGAAACTGATCAGCGAAATGGTTGCTCACTACCATGTCGGTAATGATTTCGCCAGCGGTTGGCAATTTGATGCCGGTATTTTTAATCCAGATGCGTTCGATATCGCTGAACTTGGTATTCAACGGAACGCCACGGTGGATCATGCGTTCGCTACTGGCTACGCTGCCCCACAGGAACATGTGGATTTCGCGAGCGGCGGCGAGAATGCGTTCACCGACCGGCGATTGCCACGTACCACGGCGACGGCCTTCGGTCAGTGGGAAATGATTGTTGGTTTCCAGATATTCGCTGCGACCGAGTTTGAAGTCTTCCACACCGAAATACGGCGCTGGCAAACCTTCTTTTTCCGGGTCAGCACCGGCACCCATCAGCACAACGTCGAGGCCTTCGTTGTATCGCTTCGAACGATACACGTTGTGGAACGAATGCGCAGTACGACGTGAAGCACGCATGAAATTCACAACGTCCTGTTCAACCGAACCAGTGGTACGTTTCGATTGGAACACTTGAACGAAAATCGAAGAAACGAGCGCTTCGTTTTGTTCGTCCGAGTTTTGCGACATGATGTTTGCACGCGACATGCACAGGCGCATGAAACGGAAAAACATGTTGATGTTTGCGGTAACGTCGCTCAGCGATTCCAGAATCGGAACCAAGAAGTTACGTTCTTTCTTCGGATAGAAAAAAGATTCGTATTCCATGTTACGCGCAGGATCGAGCGAAATGGTGCGGATGGATTTAACGAATTCGGAACTGTCGTCGCCGTCGTCGTCATCGTCGCTGTCTTCACCATTGGCACGGGCATAGGCCGAAAGCTGTTCAGCCAATTCGTCCTGTTGCGCGAGTTCCATACGCTTTTTACGCAGAGCGTCAGCGATTGGGTTTACTTCCCATTGTAAACGGTTCATTCGTCACCCTCGGAAATCACGCCTTCGTTTTGGATGATTGCGGCCCACGTAGAATTCGGCTCACGCTTTTGTTCCTGCGCGTACTTCATAAGCGCCATTGCAATTGCGGTGCGAACGTGTGGATCGGGTTCATCACGGAAGGGCTGCAAATCGTAGTAGCTGTAGAGATTGTTGTAGACCTGTTTGCGGAATGCTTCGAGCAAATCCTTAACTGCCTGATCCATGTCGAATGTAATCGGCGGCAATTCCGGAACGTATTCGGAATAAGATGTGTCCATCAAATCCTGAATATCATTGCGCGCAACTTCAGCCACACTCAGAATGGCTTTCAGTTTTTGTTCAGGCGGCGCATCGCCCTTCTTGATAATGGCAAGGATACTTTCGATCCCGTCCAGAGCGGTACTAAGGCTCATTGCAAGTCTCCAATTGAGGCCCTTCGCCAGACGGCTAAGAGTTCTTTTTCTAATAGCGGGTAATGCGGCATTTCTGTTCGGAAGAAAACCTCATATTTCAAACAGAGGTGATCACCTTTCAGGCGCGCAATGCTGATTTTCATGTCGCGGTTAATAACCACAACCGTTTCCTGCCAAGGTTTTAGTTGGCGGATTGTACCGGGGCAACGATCAGTCACCACCGTAACCTTTTCACCGCCGCGCATGGTTGTGCGCCGATCCAATTGCAGAGAGTCCGGCAATTCCTTGAGGACTTTTACCTGCACCATTCGATTCAACAAATAATCGAGGGTGAATCGTTGGGCTTTCATTTTCACTTGGCCCACGACTTTAAAACCATGAACAACATTGGTCAGGTCGTCAGAATCGAACACGATTTTAAACGTGTGCTTTACGGGCTTCAGGTGATACAAAAGAAATTTGGCTGTAAGCGCCGAGTTGAATGCGCTATACAGTTTATTTACAGTAAAGAAATCCTTCAGTGTGTGGAGCGTTTTGACCTTTACCCCGGCCTGACGCAAAAGAATTCGAAAACCCTCTTTCAAAACTTTCGGATCAAGATTTTTTGTATCGGGTAATTCTAAAAACGCTTCCCACGAACCGGCAAATTCCGGCTCAATGTCAGGTGGCATCTTTAGCATCTTTTTTCTTCTTCGCTAGGATTAGATGTTTGGAATGTCGGCTGCTGTGTTGTGCTGCATGGCAGTCGGCGCAAAGGGTACGCAGGTTGTGCATTACGGTTTGCCCGCCAGCACTTGCGGGGCGAATGTGATCGACCTGCAAATAAGTTGTGTTCGGGCATTTCGTACATTTGTTTCCGTCACGTGCCAACACCTTTGCACGGATTGCCATCCACGCTGTGCGGTCGCCATAAACGGCGGTAGAAGTGCGGCGAACTTTAGCCACGACTTTTGCTTTCTTCGGCCCGCTTGCGACACTCTTAACCCGTTTAGGGGCAACACGCGTTGGCCTCATAGCAATACCTTCCTCATGCGATCCAGTGCCTTTGGATATTCTTCAGTCACAGAGGCTGCAACTTCACCCAAAGTGTCTTTCAGTTTTTTATGCACTTCTGCGCGTTCGTCTTCGTCTTTGATGAACTTGGAAATCGCGCCCATCATGTGGAAGTAAATGTCGGTGAAACCTTGCGCGATCAGTTGCTGATACGGGCGCATCACAATCGCTTCCAGTTCGGAAACCTGTGCAGAAATATCGCGGGTTGCACGCAGGTCGGCAATCACTTCGCGAATCTGCGAATAGATGGTGTTCAACGCATAAACGTCTTTGTTGTAAATGCGATCTTCCATCTGTTCTTCGAGACGTTGAGCAGTCTGAATCAATTGCTCAAAAATACGGCGAGTTTCCGCATCGTATTCATCGACCGGGGCCGGTAGGTGTACATACTCTTCCACCGCTGCAATCGTGGTGGCCTTGCCTTTGGCTTTCTTCTTCAGCGCTACGGTGCCCGCAGGCAACGCGAGTTCAGTACGCATGGATTTGGAGCCGGGAAGCAATTCCCCTTCCAACGATTTCTTTTTCTTTTTCTTGATCGGATCTTGGCCGACTTTGAAAGTGTTGTCTTCGATCACGATTGTTTCGTGTTTTTCGACTTTAACTTTCTTCTTTTTCTTTACGGATGGGCCACGGCCTTCGTCAAGATGTTTATTGCGGAGCTTACCGCGATCATCAACACTGATTCCGTCGTCATCGCCTCCCCGCACAGTGCGAACTTTCACACCGGAACTTTTCACCTTAGCCATACATTCCCCCTAACCGCACCACAAACCGACAAAAGGGGGCGCATGGCCCCCTTCTGAATTTCCAGCTTTTGTTAGAAGAAAACGTGAGCGCGAACGCGGGTCATGAATTCTTCGAAGAACGCCGGACGACGGGCATAAACGCGGCTGTAGAAAGCAGCGAAACGGTCAACGTCGGCAGCGGATGCAACGGCGATGGAATCTTGAATTTCTTCTTCGCCTTCCAGTTCCAGCGCGCCAGCGGTAACAACGATCATTTCACGGTGAACGGTTTCGGTCTGGCCGTTCGGACGCACAACGAAAATTTCCGGAGTTGGCGAACCGTCTTCGTGGTCGATGGAAGCGCAGGCAATACCCATCTGCATGTCGCAGGATTGCTGCGAAACGTAGGTGATCAAATCACCACCTTCAACCATGGCGCGATCCTGCGAGGATTGCAGGTGCAGGTTTTTGTTGTTGAAGTCGTTCAGGTCGGTTTTTGCAACGGCCAGCAATTGTTGCATTACCAGCGTGTCGTCGGCGCAAATGGATTTAACCATTACTTCACCGGTTGCGGTTTTGCGCAGAGTCCACAGATTTTCTTCTGCGTCCATGTACATGTTGGCCGCGACGGCTTTGTAGTTCGGGCGATTGCCTTCGTTCACAACAACGCGTTCCGAAACGACGCCGACGATACCTTCGAAGTGGTGCAGGGTCGGTTCAGCAGCGAGCGAAACGAACGAACCGTGAATCGGAGTAACGCCTTTGAATTGCGCTTTGATACCGGCGTAAACTTGTTCAGCAGTTGCGCCAGCAGAAGCAACGGCGACGATGCGCATGAAACGGTCGTCGATTGGGAATGCTTCGCGAATTTCCACTTTGGTTACTGCGGTCTTGCCGGAAGTAACCAGAGCATCACGGGCTTTGGTAGCATTGAAAGTCATGTTGGTGTATCTCCAGAGGATGTATGATTAAATTACGAATTGTTTGAGTTCATCGTTCCAGAACTCTTTGAATGCGTCGTGAAGCACAAAGATAACTTTACCTTTGGTTTCTTCGCTACTGTCTTTCAAATGCGGCGTCATGAAACCATCGGTAATAAGATCACAACCCAGCGCCTTTCCGAGTTTGCCATCGAGGGCCAAATCGTAGTTGGTGATTGGATCGAGAATATTGGCCCAAGCAGCGGAACCGATAATCGTCGCCCATGCCGAATTGTGCAGCAGCATGTATTTGGATTTCGCCAAAAGCTGCATGGAAAGATTCAGATTGTTTTCGAGAATGTTTTCGTCCATGAAAACCCCATGCTCCACTGCCTCGGCAAGCCGATTGAAGTAGTAAGAAGTTTTCAGGGAGTCGCCATCTTTAATACGCTCCAAATTCGCTTCCAAAATATCTTTAACAGTCATCTTTATGCCCCACGTCACGTTAAAAGAAATTGCGGAAGAATCCGCCTGTCGATCCACGCCCCGGATACCCCGGTATGCGCGTAAGCGCTGTATTCGAAACCCCAAGGATACCGAACGCACGACTTGAATCAATGAAACCACCGCCCACACTACCATCGCCGCCCAATGCACCGGCACGGCCCAGCAGTTTTTTCAGCGGTTTTACTTGGCTTTCGATTTGCGCATCAATACGGCCCAATGCACTTTCGATTGCCGGAGTTCGGTCAACGTTTAAGCTGACAGTTTGTCCACCGAAATCAAACGCCAAACTACCCTCGGCCAAGTTCTGCGAACCCAGCGCGTAAATACAGGAACAGGTCAACCATGCATCGAGCAAAGGCCCTTGCATGTTGGTGCCTGTGAAGTTTGTGATATTCGGTTGCAGCCCGTTAAAGAAACTCAATCCACGACTGAGATATTCCATGATATCGGATTGCGTATATTCCAGTTCAGGAATGATGTTCGCAACCCGCGCACGGTTGATATAGTCCTCAAGCTGTCGGCTAGCCGTCAGGATTTGCGGAGTAATCGCCCACACTTTGTAAGTCATGGTGGTTTTAGCGATCTTACGGGCTGGGGTGTGATCCACAAGCATCGTTAGAGGGAACATTTGCGGACTACCCACGATTGCAGGCATGTCGATAACGGTGCGTTGCTTCTGACGTTCGACTTTAATTGCTTTGTCTTCAACGTCCCAATCTGCAAAAACTGTTTTGTTGTTGTAGTACAAAGAAACAGTCAGCAAATCGCCTTCTTTTCCTTTCTTCGCGGTAATGCCAGCAGCCAAGTCCGCTTTCTTCGCGGCGACCGGTGGTTTGTACGCAACAGGCACACTCAATTGCATGCGCGTGTCACGTCCGCAAATAATCACTACGTCAGATTCACGCCCAATGCTCGCCGGTTCAACCGTGATTTTAGAACGTGCCTGATATTGCCCGGTATCGCTTTCGAATGTCCAGCGCGCAACCAGTTCAACCGATTCGCGCAGGTTCATATTCGGGATTGGTAGATCCGCGATCCAATGGCCGGGCATGCTTTGATACGGCTTTGCATAAACCTCTGCAATTACCGATTTGTCTACGTCGAATAATCGAACGAGCGGTGCCGGAGTATTTTCCGTGGGAATTACCGGATCGTCAAAGTCATCGAAAAACTCTTCGGTGATTGTGCAGGTTGAGCCTTCGTGAACGGTACTCATTCCACAACCCCTTGAGACAGTTTTACAACCAGCGTCTCAATATCTTGCAATGCGGATTCTTCCAAAGGCAGCAGCGCGGCTAGGCCAGCTTCCTCGGGTTCGATTTGGTTTTGCACATAACGCAGAATGAATTCGCGGATTTGATCCTGCGCTTCACCTTCGTACTGTGCGTAATACTTACTGCGTCGGCGCATTGGCAAATTCGGTGCAATAAAGCGGACGTAATATTCGATGAATTTCGGCGTCCATTCTACGTGCAGCAAATCTGGCATTCGCTTCCAGAAATCCAGAACGTATTTCCAATCCTCCATCGCCGTATAAAACATGGCGCGAGGAATATTCTGGTACAGGAGTTTTCCAGCAGTTGATTCAACACCACCCGTGTAACCGTTCATTTGCCGGATAATCGCTTTCGTGTATCCGCCTGCAATGTCGTACAAAAACCGTTGATCACGTTCCATCATTTGCTGCATGCGCGCACGTGTCAGAATATGCAACGGTATCGAAATGCTAATGAAATCTGCGGACTGATTATCAGCGGTTCCCCAAATGGCGGTGTAGCCACGCATCCACGTCGAATGCTTGACGGTTTTCACGTCAGCATTATTCCGTAGCGTCCGGGCGAACGTGAACACTAGGCCAGTGCGCCGGACTTCCTGCGGGGGATAATCGACAAGCCCCACGCTCATGTTGTTGTACATCGACCAGATGTTCACCAACGTAAACGAGGTTTTAAAGATGAACGCCATCGGCGTTTTCTTCAGTGATTCTTCGACATAATCGAGAACCATTTTAATGTCGATCAAATAACGGTCGGTGTTGTAGGTGGTGATGTAGTTATCGCCGCCACGGGGCCAAGCCGAAAGACGAAAATCTAACGGCTTGGAAATGAAGTAGTGCAATTACTTCAGCGTCAGGCTGTAGGAATGCACGTTCTGATCAATGCTACGCAGCGACCGAACGTAACCCTTTTTCAACAGCGCTTTAATCCCAGGAATGCTGTCGAAGATTCGGATAACCTGCGCCTGAATCTCACGATCATTGTCAGGGAATTCCAGAATAACTTCGTTGCCTTCCACGGTAACGCCGGACACACCTTCGATTGCGGAAAGGCGTGTGGTGACTTCGGTCGCATCGAGGTCGAGGTCTGCTTTTGCAGCAAACATCACAACGTCATGGCGAGCGATTTCACGGTCGATATCTTTCGCGAAGTTCTTCGCAATTGCCGCCGTGTTTTCGCCTTTGATTTCGGTGCCGAGGTTGTACAGATACGGCAGCGCCACGCGATCCAGAATGTTCACGTAGGTGCGAATGGCGAATGCGCTTTCGGTTGGTTCGAGTCGTGCAGTAATCACGACGACCAGCGCTTTGTGGAAACCTTCGCTGAAATTGCGCCAGTGCGTTACGTCGCAGTTCAGTACGAAATCAATCGAGCCATCTTTCGAACCGATGTTGAGGTAGTAGGCAAGTTCGTCTTCCGCTTCGTCACCTTCAGCACGATTTTCAACGTGGGTTTTTTCCACACCGTCGAAATACTTCTGAATGCGTTTGAACAGGTCGCCCACTTCGTCAGGAATTGCGCTGTCGGACATTTCGGACATTGCGTGCAGCGCTTCGGCGTAGACTTCAGCCAGCGCGTTACGGTTTTTGATCATGTCTTTTACAAGCGCTTTCATGCCTGCGTTTTCGGTGGCACTGCACTTGTCGATAATGGCATCGAGTTCGTCAATGGAACCGCGCATTTCCAACGCATCGAGGTTCTTTTGCAGCTGGCGCGGGCCGGGCACCTTGACCTTTTGAACAGTCAGGCCGAAGCCAGTAGAACCTGCGCCTTTGCCGCCATCAGAACCGCCGCGCACTTCACGGACTTTAACCGATGATGCCGTGGCGACGTTCGAGCGAAAAGCCTTGCCGAAGAAAATACGCAACAGGCTGGTGAATTTCGACAGCAGACGGCGGTAGGAACTTTTCCGTTTGTTGTAGTATTTCGCAGCCTGTTCCGGCGTCATACGCTGGATGAAACTCAGGTCTTGGTTCATTTAGGATTCCATGATTGTGTTGAGTTTGTCTTTTTCTGTTTTGCCGACGTTCAGCAATTTCGTCAGCTTGTTCAGGGATCGCACATCGTAGATTTTCCGCTTACCTACGATAAAGGAAATCATGAAATTGTTTCCGTACTGCGACACGCGGTGGATGATATCAGTATTCGGCAAATCAACCGCACGCTTGAGGTACGGTAGAACCTGCGTCAGAAACTTATTGATATCTTCCGGCTTCACAAATGGTTTCAACACGACGTTTAAGCGGTCGTCGGTTACATCAACGCTTTTCACCAGTTTGGAAGCGAGCAATTTATCGTCTTTCGGCACCGGTTTGTCGATGTATTCGAAATCAGAAAGATTGCCCTTGATAAACGTCTGCACATCCTTTGCCGAATCAACGGCGGTTTCTTCGGACAATACAAACGGGGTATCTGGAATAGCGATACGGTACTGGCCGCCGTACATTGTGAGCTTGACGGTGATAGGGCCAGAAACAAAACCGTTTTTATCCTGCACGCCATTGTCTGTCCGGAAACAAATCATTTGATAGCCCGGCAAACGAATATGCAGCTGCGTGGTGTGGCTGATCTTTGAAAGGAAACTATAAACAATTTCCGATAGGTAATTCAGATGCTTGTCCATTCGCGGGGAACAAACACTATCAATCAAATCCATCAGTGTTTTCTGGAAGGCGCGAATGGTCTGTTGTTGCACGGCAATCATGTGGAAACAGCGATCACGTTTCGAATCGCTGAACTCTTGCGCAACCGAACGCGCACAACGGAGTTCCACTAATGAATCGACGCAGAATGTCAGAGCTTCCACACCATCGGATACTTTGAGGAATGACAGCTTCTTTTGGTTAAATTTCGAAACCAAAACGCTGGTAGCCGTGTTGATCCGGGTTAATACCGTTACGACTTCGTTAGCGTTTCGGGCATTTTTCAAATCAATGATATTTGGGTTATCATCAATGTATTTTGATTGTATTTGCAATGCACGTACACCCGAATGTGTGGATATACAATTAAATTATGGTCTAGATAGCAAAAAACCCGCCACTCCTTTTACAGAGAGACGGGTTTTTTGTTTGAATCAAACTACGAATCGCTTATTAGGCGAAACGAGCTTTTGGTACTGCGCCACCGGTTTTCTTGGCCGGTTTAGCAGCGGCGGCTTTGGCGCTAGGCGCTTTAGCTGCTGGTTTTTTCGCGGCTGCTTTAGCTGCTGGTTTTTTGGCAGCCGGTTTAGCGGCGGCTTTCTTTTCAGCGGCTTTTGCAGGTGCGGCTTCAGCTTTTGCCTTTGCAGGGCGACCGCGTTTCTTCGGTGCTACTGCTGGTGCAGCTTCGGCTTTCGCTTTAGCTGGACGACCACGTTTTTTCGGAGCATCAGCGGCTGGTGCGGCTGGTGCTTCTTTTTTCGCGGCGGCTTTTTTGCTTGGAGCTTTCTTCGCCGGAGCGGCTTCAGCTTTCGGCTTGTTTTTCACGCCAGCCGGACGACCGCGTTTTTTCGCTGGTGCTGCTTCAGCGGCTGCTTCTTTTGCTTTGGCAGGACGACCGCGCTTTTTCGGAGCGGTTGCAGCCGGTGCAGCTTCAGCAGGTTTTGCTTTTGCAGGACGACCGCGTTTCTTCGGAGCAGTGGCCGGGGCAGCTTCAGCGGCAGCAGGTTTTGCTTTAGCTGGACGACCACGTTTTTTCGGTGCAGGTGCTTCAGCGGCTGCTTCTTTCACCTTGGCCGGACGACCACGTTTCTTTGGAGCGGCAGCAGGGGCAGCGGCAGGCGCGGCAGCAGCTGGTGCTTTAGGTGCCTTTTTGGAAACACCACCGGCTGCTTTTTTGGCTGCTGGTTTTGCATTACCGAAATGCTTGGCTGCGATGCGTGCAACACCTTCTTTTGCCGCTTTCGCGCCGATATCAACCAGACGTTTGCCTTGGGTGCTGATCGGTTTGGCTTTGAAGTTGCTGATCAGGGACTTCAGGGAGAATTTACCCTTTGGTTTGATTTTCGCCATGGCCTTTTTGTGGTTGGCAGCAGCTTTGGTACGCTCACCGGCGAGGTTCTTACGCTCGTTGGCGTAGCGGCTTTTTTCTGCTTGACGCATCGCGGCGCGTTTGGCTGGCGGCACTTTTGCAGAACGAATCTTGCTCAGTGCTTTCTGGTGCGATGCTTGCAGACCCAGCGATTTTTTCCGGATTTGTTCACGGATTTGACGCTGTGCAGCAGTCACTTCGCGCTTCTGACCAGCAGCGTGCGAACCGGCTTGGCGATGCTTGCGGCGTTTTTTCCACGCCATTACCACTTTCTTCGCTTCGGCTTCAGTTGCACCGTGGCGCATGGCCTTGGTGAAAATCTGGCGAGCGTGGAACTTCAGCTTTTCAGCCGGAGTCATGGTTTTGTAACGCTGCTTAGCAGCCTTGTTCAGCTTGTGTTTGTTCTTCCGGCGATAGACCTTGCTTTCTTTCCGAGCTTTCAAAGCCTCGGGGCCTTTCGCCTTCTGGACGGTTTTCATGACCATCGTAGGAATCCTCGATTAAGATGTGTGTAGTTGGCTTAATCGTAGCGCCACGATGCGTACCAACTAAGAATAAATTAGTATTATCGGAATTAATTAAAAATTCCGGTACACGTCAGGAGAACCCAAGGGCATTTTTGGCTGCCTTTACCTCTTTCATCGTCCATTTGATTTCTTTTAAATCCAAACCTTCTGCACCGAGAAATGCTTCCAATCCGAATTCAGGGTCAATATCCGCCCGTTCGATTTTAATTGTTTCTATTTCCGAATTATCAATGGCTTTACCGCCAGTCCAGTGAATGCCCCCGGTAATGTTCGGGTATTGCAGCATTAGGTCGGCAGGCATTGGCACTTCAGGATCGAAATGCAGCTTATAACGGATATTCGAATCGTGCTTCAGTTTCTTCAGGTCATTGAGGTCATTAATTGCGAGATTAATCAGGGTAAATCCCGGTTTATTCTCGACGAATTTATGTTCCACTTCGACCTTATCCCCAACCAATGAGACACGTGCATGCACGAACCCTTTAGGCAGAGCTTCACCGAAATTCTTTTGAAACGGATTACCGCAATAAACCGCCCGCTTCGCTTTCATGTATTGGTATTGATGTATATGTCCGCTGATCGTGAAATCGTTTTTATGCGAAACCAATTCATGCTTTGTTTTCAGCGTGCGCCCGTTGTCACCGATTGCCCCAGTATATTCCACGTGAGCAACGTTCAACGCACCCTGTTTCTTCGACAGGGTTTTCAGGCACGGGTAAGGCAGCAGATTGACCGGCACACCTTCGATTTCAATGCGCTCTGCTTTCAATACGATTTTGAGGTTTTTGAATGCGCGAGTCTTGCTCAGACGATACATGAAATTCATCGACATTTTCTCGACGTTTTCAAAGTCGTGATTGCCCGCCACGTAAATGATGGTCAGCAGCTTGTCGTATTTGTAGAACAGATTAAATAGTTTGGTGTAGGTATCGAATGGCAGATCCGGATTATCGGTAATGTCGCCCGGAATAATCAGGTATTTAATACCGTTATTCAAAGCGTACTGCATGATCTTTTCACCCTCGGCCAGAATGCGATCATCGCCATCCGAGAAATGTTTATTCAGGCCGGTCAGGTGCCAGTCGCTGGTGAATACCGCATCGAACGAAGGATTTGCCACGGGTTATTCCTATTTACGTTTCCACGACAGGTCTAATTCGTATCCGAGTTTGGCAGCAATCCCGATTAACACATCGAGGTCAGCCTCTGCCAATTTATCGCATTCATCTTCGGGAACAGAGTCGTGAAAATATGGAGTGAGTTCGCGATTTAATGGGCCGCCCATACGCAGGTACTGGCCTTGCACAAACAATTTGATTCGTGCGCGTTTTTTGTGGTGCGGAATGCCCTTGAGCATGGGCCGTGCCTGCCGCTCTAATTCGTTGAGAATAATAGCGCACAGTTCGCGTCTCATCTTATTTACAGTATGGTGCATGGCGGCTTAATCCAGTTTGACCGTGAATTGAATACGCCGGGCGGGCATGCTGTACAATTCCAATTCCGTATACAGCACACCGATTTCACGGCGACCGATTTTGTGAGCCTTACGGCGACCGCTGATAATCTTGTCGAAAATGCGATTGCCTGTCGCATCGTTGAGGCGCACAACACATTGATTTTTAATATCGTGAATCGTATAGGACGCAACCTGTGCAGTGTGGTGATCATACACGCCGCGACTCGATTTGATTTCGTCGAGATATTTATCAAGGCGCATACCCAAATCCTCACTGGTCAGCTTGGAATTCAGATTGTGGCCCACAAGTTCGGTCAGTTGTTCCTGAATGTGTTTCAGCAGATGGTGGGCATTGATATTGTCGAGGGGAGTCATGAGCGCTCCTTGTGGCGCAGACGCAGGCAAGAACCGAAGTAAATGATTTTCGGATCGGCAATGTTGTTGATGAACGCCAGCCGGTCAACTTCCACACCGAAACGCGGCGCAATTTCTGCTAGCGTGTCGTTGGTTTTGATGTGGTAAATATTGAAGTCGTCACCGAGCTTGCGTTCGTACTGGATATCGTCGAAGCATTCTTGCGGCGGGGTATACACGCAGCGCTTACGGAACATGTGGTGATCCAGCGGGTTCAGCTGTTCAGCCAGCATTTCGATTAGTTCTTCGCGATCCATTTCAACAACTGCATTCATTCCGAAACCTCTGCGATTTTATGAACGTCTTCCCAATCCACACACGGGGGATTTTCCGGATCGAATTCGTACAGGCCTTCGTGTCCTTCGATGCTGGAAATGGTGATCGTGCGATTACCGCCGCGACTGCCGGCTTCCCAAACTTCGCAAAAGAAAAACGTAGTCAAAACGTCTTCCAAAGTCGGGAAGCGATCTTTGATTTCTTCCCAGCTTTCACCTTCGATCATTTCCGTGACAAATACCCACGCTGAATCCTCATCCGCGCGCAGTACGCAATGGATTGGCTCAGAGCCACGGATTCGCACTTCCTCGAACGACAGTTTCAGTTTCAGTGTTTCGTGCATTGGCATTTGGTTTTTCTCGTTTGATTAATTCCATTCCCTTTTCAGTAATCCAGCCACTGTCAAGGCTTACACCGCATTCGATCAGTCCGTGATCGTAAGCACGTTCCATCGCACGCCAACAAACCTTTTCGGGTTCGCCTGTCGTTTGCTTCAGAAAAGCTAGCGGACGTATTCCTAATTCCCGTCCCCAATTATAGGCATCTACTACCATACGATCGGTCACGTCTTTGCGGGCCATTTTATTCCCCGGTATTTGGTTTCCAAAGTTTCGCATATTTCAAAACATTCGGTACGTTGTCGCTGTAAACGGGCATCACCACAAGGCAAGAAGGTTCCCCGTTACAGATTGTGTTTTCGTGGCCTTGGTGGCAGGCCAGAGTCCCACGGATTTTGTCGAACTCACGACGATTCACGCGCAGGGTTACTTTGCGGAAAGAGTTGTGCAGCCAGTCGTGATAAATGCCGTTCGTTTCAAACTTTTGATGCGCAGTCAGGATGGAATGCGCGACCAGTGTAGGCACCATGTAATCAGGTGCTTCGTCGAGAACGGCGATGTACATTTTGCTGTAGAGGTCGATCATTTTTCCATCACTTCCATCATCAGGCGATCAACGCTCAGGCCGATACGCTTACACATACCGGTCAACTGGTCGCGGCTCAGGCGATCAATGCGGCCCTGCAAAATATCGTCGAGGCGATTATTGGTAATGTTCAGGTGTTGGCAAATCGTTTCCGGATTTTGACCGAGACGTTTGATTTCACGACCGAGGGCGCGAAGCAGGTACGAACGAATACGCATGGCGAGTGATTCTTCCGGGTTGTCGCAAATCGCATCCCACACACTTTCGAAACATTGGCGGCGGGTTTCTTCGGCCACGGGCGACACTACAATATCCAGCGCCAGATTGTTTTCTTCGACCATTTGCGGAGGGTTATTCGTTTCGTCGCAAATGGTAATCCATTCGTGCCTTTTCATTTTCTATTTGGCCGGTAGTAGTGGTGTTCAGGAATGCAGTGCTGCTTCATTGCAACACGTGCGGCGCGAGCGCTTCGGTATTTGTATAGGTGATGCACGTTTGCTACGCCGCGCTCAAATACATACACCTCAACGCCGCGCTTCGTGTGCTTGGGAATGAAATAGTATTTGGTTTGCAGCATGGGTTCGCGGAATGCATCGGTGTGAATTTCAATATCCCACATCGTGCCGATTTGCCCAGTCAGGACGGGTTTCATATCGACTGGTTGTTTCTCGATCTTTTCTTCCACGCCGTCCGTAACTTTCACACAATCACGTTGAGGCAAATCAAATGCGTAGGAAGCTGGAAAAGTCCACAGCGTCCACCGGCCAGCTTTTGGCAAATGCCCACCAAACGGACACGGCTCAACCGGTTTATGTGGTGTGGAAACCGAAAGGATCTTGTCGGAAAGATCGAGCATTTTCCAACCTTTCGTGTCGATTGTCATGGCGCCACCGGATCAATCTGAGACTTGAGGGTTTTGAACTTGGTGCTTTTAATCTGCGCTTTGAAAGCGATGCGGGCCTTACGCAGCGAGCGGAAACGCACACCGAACAGCATTGCGCCGCCGGGCACCGCACGACAGAACAAACGTGGCGACATAATGCGTTTGTATGTACGCTCGAACGCCTTGCGCATGGCTTCAGAATGCAGATTCGATACACGCAGGCGATTGTTCATCGACGCTTCGAAAAATGAAACATCAACATCGCAGCGGCTGGTCAGGAATTCTTCGGAAATCCCCAACGCTTCCATTCGTTGTTTCGTGAGCCATTGGATGTTTTCATGGGTAAGGCAACCGCGTTCAGTACCGGCAGGCGGCATCCAGAGTTCTACTTGTTCGGTCACGGCGCACTTCCTAAAACGTGAATGATTTTATTGCAGCGCTTACACCGCCAGCACGCCCACTTGCAACGGTCGGACGAATTGGCCCAGCGGTGTTTAAAGATGCACAGCAACTTGAATTTTTGTTTCTCGCCATCAACATTTTTCACGGATCTACCAACGCTTCAGCAGCGCCCCGGTTGATTGCACGGATGTAACGCATTTCGTAGGCACTGATTTTCAGTTTCATTGCCACATCGTCTTCGTCGCCTTCCATTTGCAGGCCTTCGCGGTAAATCGCCACCACATCAGAACTAAGCAACGCAATCAGGCGTTCGACTTGTTTGTCAGTCAGATAAACACCCTTACGCAGCTTGTCGATTCGGTTATTCAGTTGGCGATAAGTTTCGGTAGAGGCCAGCCACTTGCACGCGAGTTGACGCACCGGGAGTTGGTGCGATTCTTTCGGCATGCTGTAGATAAACGTCATGAAATTTGTGAAGAATGTTTGCTGCGACGACGCGTGTTTCTTTGCAACTGTCACCATGTCGAATTTGCGACGTGCCCCGGTGACTTGTTTTACGGTTGGTAGGCTTTTGAATTCCGTGAGCGTGTAACCGTCCACGTGAAAGTCTTCGGCGGCCTTGTAATCGGCAGGGATAAGGTCGAACGGCGCAAGGGAAATCGGATCATCGCAGACATAGCAAATGCAGTTCGCTTTTTCTGCAAGATCACGACCGGCTTCAAAACATGCAGCATCAATAAAAATCAGGTGCTTGCGTGCTTCGAAATCATGGCCGAGCATCGCGATTTGTGCGCGGGGCACCCCGAGTCCTCGAAGATGCACCAAAACTTTATCCGGCGCTGTGTGCGCGAAGCCGTAGACGATCATTTGCCGACTTTTTTCGTCAGCTGTTTTTTCAGCGAAGCTGTCATGCCCATGGCGTCCGAATGGAACTTGAGGGCGGCACGGTGAAAGCTGTACACGTTCTGGAATTTCAGGGTACGCAAGTCAGCATTGTTCATTTCGTTTCTTCCTGTGCAGGTTGAGTTTCATCGAGTGCGTCTTTGTGATTTTCTTCGATCAGTTGCAGTACGCGTGCCTTTTCTACTTCGATAGCTTCTGCCATCTGACGGATAATGTCAGGCAGCATCTGCGTCGTGTATTCTTGCTTCGGCAAATCCACTTCACAACGGACGCCGATACCGTGAACCATTTGCAGCGCTTGAATCCACCAGTGTGTCGGATGCGGTATACACATCCAATGCGCTTGGGTATTTCGTTGGTCGATCATTTCACATCCCCAAGTTTAGCCCCGCGCAAAACGAGGCCGTAGGTAAGGTCGGAAAGGTTTTGAATATCGAGGGCGAACAGTACGGACACTTCAGCCACGCCAACCCACCGCACACCCAGCACGCAAGGAAACGTGCGGGGCATGTCTTGAGGATTCCGAATATTCGGCTGCGAATTGTAGTGGTCGAGTGCGTTGTCGTCTTCGTCGATATAAATCCTGTTCAGAAATTCTTCGACTTCGCGTTGATCGGAAACGATACAGGCCATGACGTTTTCAGGAAGCATCGTAGCGAACATTCGAAACTCCTTTGTATTTCTCAACCGTCACGTAGGAACATTCCGGGTGCATGTGCTTGCCTTTCTGCGTGATGATAAACACGTTGGGCACCAGCTTGCGCAGGAATGGCACGTAGCGTTCCACGAACAGGCTTGTGGTGGCCGCGTCCATGTGTGCATCGGGTTCGTCGAGGATTGCCAGATTAACCCGGCGATCATCTTTCGCCATGATCACACACGCAAGGAAATGCAGCAGACGGAAACTATCAGATTCGGCACCGGACAATTCGCGCACGTCACTGACGTTGCCTTGGCCCCGGTCAACGATGATATGCACGCCGTCTTCTTTGGCTTCCACTTTGAACTTGAAATTCTCTGCGAAAATCAGTTGTGCATATTTGTTGTAGTTCTGTTCGAGGCCGTACACAATTTCGTGCATGGCGTGCAGCTTCAGCCCTTTGTTGCTGTAGGCTTTCACCAGAACTTTGAAGCGTTTCAGTTTCTTGATCAGAGGTTTGTATTCCTCGACCTTGAGACTGGCTTCTTCGCGCTGCTTCGACAGCAGTTTCCATTCGGCCCGCAACGAGCTATAACGCACGGTTATTTTATGCGCTTTGGAATACTTTTTCTCGACCTTAGCCAACTTAGTTTCTACTGCGGCCAGACGCTTGAGAATGTTGTCGTCTTCCGGCACTTCTTCGAACTCGGCCAGTCGCGCTTTCAGGCGGCGGGCTTCGTCGATCATTTCAACCTGCTGTTCGATTTTCTCAACCGAGATAATCGGTTCCTGCTTCGGACGCTTCGGCTTTTTCAGTTCCTGCATTTGCCCGGTGATTTCGTCGAAGCGCACAGAGTTTTCCATCTGGTCTTCGAGTTTTTCCAGCTCCGCACGCAGCGCTTTGATTTTCTTGCGCGCAGCGTAGAACGAGCGTTCATCAAACTTCAGATGCTTGATGATTTCCGTGTTTTCCTGCTTCGTGATTCGCAGTTCCAACGCATGGATCATCGAGTGTGCTTTGCCTTTGCGCTTCTTGGCTTGGGCAATGGTTTTTTCCAAATCTTTGAGGTTGATTTTCTGCATACACGTCGGGCAATTGCCGTCGTCATGATCGTGCAGCAGGTCAGCCAACTTCATTGTCGTTTTTGCCGTGGTGTACTCTTCTTTGAGAGCTTCCATCGGATCGACTTTTTCTTTGTTGCACTGCGTCAGGAATTTACGCAGGTCAGGGTCAACATGGTCGTCCAAGTTTTCCAGTTCACGAACAGCCGCGTCGTGCTTGTCCCGAACTTTCTCAAGGCGTTTGTCTTCCGCTTCGAGTCCGTCCAGTTCTTTCCGGATTTCCTTGATACGTTTCTTCAGTGTTTTGCTGTCGCCACCGTCGCCCAATTCGTCGAGCTTTTTCACCAGCTTTTTACAGCGGCGATCATACTCGGCATTATCCTCTTCGAATTTCTCCATCGCTTCGTGTAGCTGGTATTGCTCTTTCAGCGTTGGTTTATCAAAACGGATTTTGCTTTGTAGTTTCTTCAGCTTGTCGTTGGTGGTCGTGTAGAACTCAACCTGCTTCGACAGGCTTTTCAGTTCCTGCCGCTGCGACTGCAATTTCGTCACTTTCTTGGATTGGGTTTTGACGATTTCTTTCGCTTCGTCAAGTTCCTTTTCCAGCTTCTTGCTCCAGCCGTTTTTATTCAGGCCGTCGTTGATGTTCATCAGCTGGTGGCTGAACGCATCGGATTTGTTCTGTGCGACTTTTACTTCGTCGATTTTCTTTTCGAAGAACCGACGCAGCACGTCGAACTGATCGAGACGCCACACCTCACTGATATACGTCATCCGTGCGCGTGGCGTGCCGTACAGGAATTCCAGTTTCTTTTGCGATTGCAAATGAACATAGGAATACCATTCGTCTTGCGTAATCGGAATGATTTGCTCAATTTGCGCACGCTGATTAGCTTGACCCCGAACTTTCAGGTCTTCCCCATCGCGCCAGATTTGATAGCCACCGGCTTGCTGGCGGATCGTCCACTTGTGCCCGAGGTTGTTAACGTCGAACTCGATAAACGATCCTTTGGAATGGATGCGGTTTTTCTTGCGGGTATCTGCCAACGGCGTCTGTTCAAAACGCACGTTAGGCAGCATAGAAAACAGCAGGGATTTACCGGCACCGTTGTTTTGGTCTTTGGAGATTTGCGAGTCGCGGTTATGCCCGCTAACCGTGGTCAGTCCACAGTTGTTAGTGAAATCAAATTCACCCTTTTTGTACGAAACGATACCGCCAAAACGGCTACCGGTAATCTCGATCATTACGGTTCCAGATATTTTCGGATTTCGTGGAGTTGGTCAGCCGTCGTGCCTTGATGTTCAAAGCGCAGACGTTCTTCCAACATTTTCAGGGTCAGTAACCATTGCGGGTCTGGTGGGAAGCGACCGAACGATTCCATACCTTCATTTACAGATACGCCGGGACTCAACAACCGCTCACCGTAGTGACCAGTTTTCTCGCTAGGGCCATTCGGGCCTTTGACGCTTTCCGGGCCATCGGCAGGATCGCGCAGCAAGTCGTTTTCTATTTCAGAAAGCGGACAATCATCAGCGTGTTGAGCAACACCGAAAACTTTGCAGAAATCGCACGTGCATTCCGTGATTGGAACCTGCAATTCGTCAGCCAGTTCATGACTCATGAATACAGTGGACGGCGACATACCGGCTTCGAGAATTGCATCACGCAATACACCGATTTTTTCCAGCTTGTCTTCTTCAGAATCAACGATAAGATCCAGCGCGTCTTTCATCAGTAAAGACACGTCACCGGAATGGCCGCGTGCTTTCTGCTGCAAAGCAGATTCGCTTGGTACGGTTTCAGGCAATGATGGATCGAGGTCGAGCAAGGTGGTTACACGACCTTCCTGCGCTGGCGTATCGTTACAGCCTTTCAGGAATACCCATTCCACACCGGCCACATCGGTAAGCTCTGCAACGCCGGTCAGCGTCAGAACTTCAACGATATGTTTTTTGTCGTCCGGATGCAGATTGAATTTGCGAATGAAAACGTCGAGCTTCACACCACCGTCGAGGAAATCAGAAATATCCTTCGGGTTGAGGTTTTCAATCAGCGCGTAACTGATCAGCGGAGTATCGCGATCCGCTTTCGGTTTGAACGGTTTGTATTCCTTACCCTGATACCCGGATTTCACAGGGTAGGTTCCAGCTTTCGGTGGGAAGGTTCCGGCCTTTGGACTGGCGCTAACGGCAGTCTTTTGCGAGTAGGCCACATCGGTGGTGTGTGGGCCTTTCACGATGCAATTCAGGTCGGTCAGGTCGTAGTCGAAATCAACCAGATACCGCGCCACATCTGCGTGGTGAATGTGCGTCGTTTCCACGATATCGAAAAGTTTGTAAGGCGCTCGAATGTTTTCGCAATATTCGTCCATGATTGCGATTGCGTCAGTTGGTTCGGTTTTACGCAACACAATGTACTGACTGCCCGGAACGTATTCCAATTCCGGGTCGAGGAATTCGCCATTGTCCCAGCACATCAGGTCGCCGCTGCATGCCACGTCTTCAAAGATTTCCATAAAACGATCTTTGTCGATGTAGTGGGATTCTGCGAAATCCAGCATGATTTCGGTGGCGGTGAATGCGCTACGCTTTTTCAGAATGTGATTCTGAAGTTCACCGGAGAAAAGCGTAGGCAGATTGCCGCGTGGTTTTTCTTCGTGTGCTTCGGCTGCGAATTCCACCAGCGGCTGCGGCACATCTTTTTCCAAAACCGCAATCAGGCGTGCTGCCAAATCGTCGTCGGCTTCAGATTCTTCGGCCACTGCCACAACAGGCTCTTCGGTTTCCTGCGCAACTTCTTCGACGGGCTTACGGATAATTTCCGCCAACGCAGTCTGTTGCTCCACAACCTTTTCCACGGTGATAGGTTCAGCTTTGGGCAGGGCTGCTTCCTTTTTGCTCAGCGTGTAAAACAGACCATCTTTCAGAACGGCACCATCAGCCATGAGCATACGCATTTGCTGACCAATCACAGTTCCTTTCGAGTGTCCGTAATGCTGCGCGATATTACCAGCAGAGCGTGCCACACCATCCGCCAGCAATTCGACAATCATTTCCCGCGTAATTTTCATACCGGCCTCATAAACGGGTGCCGGTTCAGTTTTCAAAACCGGTTGGGCTTCTGGTACGTCAACGACTGGCGCAAGTTCCACAACCTCAACAACGGTTTCAGGTTCCGGATCAGGTTCGGGTGCAGCCTGTTGACGTTGTTGGAAAGCATCGGAAATGTACAGGCGATTGTTTTCGCTCGCCTGTACATAACCGGCGAGTTTCAGACGTTCGAGCGTCCGCGTCAGTTGGGTGTAATGCTTGCGTAGCTCATCCCCGTAAAAGGTCAGGGTGCGTCCTTGGTCATTCTTGATTGCGTACAGCAGTTCTACCTCATTCGCGGACAGGTCTGTCATCACTCATTCTCGGATAAAAACGCACCAACACTGGAATAGAACACAACCGTTTCATCAAGGGTCGCGGTATTCAATTTGAGTTCAATTTCACACAGCAGATTTTGCAGTTGCACCAGACCTTTAATTCCGGTCTTGATTTTGTGCTGCTTTGCCAAAGCGTCGAACAGCTTGCCGTTATACGGGGCATATTTGTTCATGCCGGTGTGAATGCCGATTCGGTATTCGATCAGCCAGCGGGTTTTGTTCAACAGGCCACGCACACCGCCGCACACCTTGGCAGCTTGCACCATCTTGACGTAATCGCGCTGGAATACAGCAGCCAAGAAATGTGCAGAAGTTTCGTCCAAATCCGCTTCGATATCGACAAACGAACTGAGGTCGTTCGGATCGTATTTCTTGCCCGTAGCGAGGATAGAAAGAAAAATATCCAGCTTCGACACTGCTTCACGCATAGAGCCGTTACTGGATTCTGCAATCGTGGTCAACGCTTTCACCGCGTCTTTTTTGATCTTGTGGCCTTCCGCTTCAGCGATCACTTTCATGCGATCAACCAGCGTGCCGATTTCAATCTGCTTGAGTCGGAAATGCGTACAACGGCTGACCAAAGTTTTATGAACAGCTTCCGGATTCGTGGTACACAAAATCCAGATTGTATTCGGTGCCGGGTTTTCAGTTGCGGTCAGTAGCGCCTTTTCAGACGGGCCACGCAGGGCGTGTACTTCGTCGAGGATAAATACGCGCTTACGGGTAGCCGGGGCGTTTTGTGCAGCAGCAATCAGATTTCGAATGCTGGCAATCGAACCATCAACCGCGCAGTCGTAGTAGGAAACGTCCGGGTGTTTCTTGAACTGGCAGCTGAAGCATTTGCCGCACAGGTTCAGTTTTTCGCAGTTTACTTGCCGACTGAAAATCAGCGCGAACGTGGTTTTACCACAACCGTATTGGCCGCTGAACATCAATGCAGCCGGAACCTTTTGACGTTTGAACATGCCTTCGATTGCGGTCAACGTGTGGTCTTGTCCAACCACGTCTTCCAGTTTGTGCGGGCGATATTCGTTCGCCAGTTGCGAAGTTTCCAGCGTCAGTTTCTCGCCTGAACTTTTCTTAACTTTTTTCACTTTCTTTTCGGTTGCCATGTCACGGCCTTCAGTCTGAGGGTATGGGTTATATTTACAGTATCGTGGGCCGACGTGCTACATAGGTGCTAACGGCTTTCCGTGCTTCGTGTTCCGATGCCCCCGCATCAATTGCACGACGGAAAATCTCACGTTCCATTTTACGCTGACGCCGACTCTTCTTTTTCTTGGCTTTCTTCGTCTGCGTTGGCTTCGGCAAAGGCCGGTAGATAACCAACGTAAACACGCAGAACAAAACTACAGCGGCCACCGGCTGGAAAAGAATTTCAAACCATTGGTAGGCCGTCATTCGTTTTTACCCACGGGATAATTCTTGAGCAACAACATAATGGGATCGGTTGCGCCCGTGTAATAGATCGGATAATCCCGACCGTTCGGCCCTTTCAAAACGTGGCGTTTGTAGACCCATGCGTTAACGGCGAGTGGATCGGGATCAGCAGTGAATTCATTGCGCACCAATACCTGCGGCGCATCCTCCAACACTTCCCGCCACTCGCCATCCGCTGGCCCACCGAAGAACATCGCGTTTTCGGTATCCATTTATACAACCTTATTCGGCCATGGCCGCCTTGAGGGTTTTATCCAGAAGTTTCTTCACAGTCTTCGGAATAGTTTTGCCAGTGAGGTCGAGTGCGAAGGCTTCAGCGAACATTTCCTGTACGTTGGTGCCTGCGTATTCGCCCATCAACGCCGTCACGGAATCCGTGTTGGAGAACGAAGCGGAAGTCGGCCAGATTTCAGCCAGCACTTTGCTGTTTTGGTTCAACAATACGTTCGCGTCTTCAGGCGACATTTTGTGAACTTTCTTCAGATACGAAAGTGCTTCTTTGAACAGGGCCAGTTCGTCTTCTTCGAGGTCGCGTTGGAATTCGCGAATGCTCATTTGAGAATTGACCAGCGACTGACACAGCGATTCCAAATCGGATTTCTTGGCCTTGGAAACTTTGGTCATTTGGTTGTACTGTTCCAGCCACAACGCACGAATCTTTTCAGGCACGAAGCGATACCAGATGCCGTGGCCGATTTCGTGAACGAAAATGTATTGGTTGTAGATTTGGTCTTCCAGAATTTTCGGGAAGAGTTTAATCAGGTCAACCGCTTCGCCGGTTTTGAAGTTGACGCTGTAGGTGCCCGCCCACTTGCCTTTCGGATTGTGGACTTCGATACGGCTGATCGGGAACACGTTGTCCAGACCGATATCAACGATTTTCTTGTGGGCTTTTTTCACACCGATACGGATTGCTTCTTTCTCGGCGTCGGATACTTTGCGGTAGAAGTGCATCGGGCCGATTGGCGTGTCGATTTCACCAAGGTGCGGCATGATTTCCACACCGAAAACTTTACCCGGCTTTGGATCTTTGCCGAGGTTGGCGATCAGGGTATTGGCGTCGTACTCAATGGCGACAGGCTCATTGGTATTCAGCGTTTCTTCCAGATAGCCTGTGTTGCGTTTCGGGCTGTGCGCGAACACCAGTTTATTTTTCTTGCCGATTTGGACAATGATGTAATCGTCCTGCTCGACCGGCAGTTGCACACGGGTGATTTCCGTGGCCGCCACTTCGGTTTTCTTTTTCTTCTTCGGCTTGTCGTCGCCTGCGAGGGTGCCGGTAACGTCACGCCCCAAGTTTTTCATTTTCTTCGGCTTGAGGTCGAGGCCTGTGCTGGCGACCAGACCTTTCTTTTTCTTCTTTTTCTTGACCGGTGCATCGTCCTCAACAACGACTTTCTTTTTCTTCTTAACCGGTGCATCTTCTGCACTGGATTTCTTTTTCTTCTTTTTCTTCAGGTCATCACTCATGGGGTTTCTCCAGTAATTACAGGGTCGTAAGGCAGACCCGTTTTAGCGTGAAAGAATTTCGCGTTTGGATCGGGGTTATTCAGCAGTGGGTGACTGTAGAAAACATCACCGTCTTGAATAGGCCGGGAAACAATACCGCTCTCGAATTCCAGTGTGCGGGTTTCGATAATGGCGTGTGGATTATTTTTCCACTCGGTTGTTTTCCAGCGTTCGCCTACGATCCAACCGCCTGCGAATTTTACAGGTTCGTTTTTCGCGTGATACGAATTCCGCCACACTTTCATGGCATAAGCCAGTGTTTAGGTTGGTGGATAGAGAACCATTTTTCGTCCCGCTCTTCACTCACGGAAAACAGCTGTGAGCCGTCTTCCATGTCCGTGATGTTGATACGGTGGCCGAATAGATCGCTACTCAAAACTTCGTTGTGAGTTGGCACCACATCGAAAGGCTGCATGTTTTTATGCTTGAACATAAATTCAATGTCTTTCGAATCGGTATAGACCGCGACGGACTTGAAACCGTACTGCGTCAGGACGCCCGAATCAGCGTCAAGCAGTTTGATCAGAGGCTTAGTCGTCATCGCGTGCTTCCTCGGTGTAATTGACAGGGCCGTCGTAAGGTTCCTGCGTCGTCGCGTAAAAGAATTTCGCGCTTTCGTAGGATTTACGCAAAGACAATCGGTGCGCCTCGATATACACATTGCCATTTGCAAACGAGGCGCTGTGAAAAGCAGTACCCGGAATCGTGCGGCACTCTACAATCGTATCGCGTGAGGCCCACTGCTGTTTCTTCCAGCCGTCGCCCATAATCCAGCCACCGCTGAATGTAGGCTCTTTGCCGGGAGCCTGAAACGAATTGCGCCAGACCTTCACGCCGTTGAATGGTTTGCTCATGATTTCGGTTCCATGCTTGCGAAATCAGGATGGAATTCAAAAGCGAATTGCGTTGTACCGTTGTACTGGTATTCGCTGATCGTGCCGTAATGCGCTTGGGCTGCGTGCGACGTGATCACATTCACATCGGGGTACGTGCGGAATTGAATTGCTTCGAATTCCTTGCACGTGATCATCAACCACGGACTAACGCCGCCATCAGGTTCTGGACGCTTAACCAGATAAATCGTTTTGCGTTCTTTACCTTTCAGATGTTTGCGGTCACGATCCTGATCGGCGTGCTGCTTTGCAATCCAATGGCGCGGGTCGAATGCAGTGTCTTCCTGAATTTCGCACTGAATGCGCTGTGCCTGATAATGAGACGGATGCGAACCCGAAATGTAGGTCAGGATTTCGTTGTATTTCTTTTCGTCGATGGTTTCCCACGCGCCCCATCCGCTTTGGATTTGGACGTTGGAGAATTCCCGGCTACCGTTGCCGTAATAGACATTGCTGTCCCATGTCCGGTAGCGGTACGAATAGAAAATTTCAGTCTTCTGTTTGGTCATTGTCCGAATCCGTGACAGGTGCGGTGGCGGTTGCCATCAACAGGCCGAGGTCTTTCGTCAGCCAGCCATTTACGATTTGGTCATTTTCTACAATGCCCAAATATTTGAAACCGGCGTCGGCGTTGAATTGGAATTTGCCGCCAGCGATCATGGTTTCGTTAAAGCGTTTTACGGTCTTGCTCCACGTCTTGCCGTTCTGGCCGACATAATGCACCAGCAACGGATATTCATCGCGCTTGTCGTCGCGGGAACTTTCGTTGGTGAAACCATAAACGAGATACGAAATGTTATTTGTGTGGTGCGTGTAAATCCCGCACAACGCAGGCAGAGTTTCTTCGCCGGTCAACGACAGGTCAACGTAGCGGCGCAGGGTATCAGACAGTGCCGGATACATGTCCGTACCTTGTCTACCGATCAAATCTGGAAGTTCGATTGGCGTATCAGTGACCGGAGGCTTATCAATGATCGACAGACTGCCCAATTCATGCGGATAAAACAGTTTGGTTTCGCCGGTTGCTACATGCACACCAACCATTACCGTATCGTCGGCGGCAGTCACATTAAAGACTTCGCCACGATCCACGATTTGGTGCTGGTGTGGAATACACGAACGATAGCGCAATTGCCCGTTCTTCACGTGCGGTCGGTATACCGGGCCACTACTTCGCAGGGCCAGCAGCTGTTCGAGAAAATCGTTTACTTGGGATTCGGAATAATTCACTTTTTACATACCTTGAATTTTGTTTTGCAGTAGAAGAACCATCGCGTATCCATGGGCCGCTACGTGCTGGCCGGAATCGCAGGTTCCACGATACGCGTTACTGATTACCACCACAGGGTCAAAGTCGAGCGGCAATTCTGCTGCTTCACAAATTCCCAAAAGTTTTTCGATTAATTCTGGCATTACCGTAATCGGCATGGGCCGCATCGGCGTTTGCAGCCGAAGTGTTGGGTCTTTCAAACTGATACGACCGCGCACGTCCGAGAATTGAACGTAAACGCGATCATTGGCAACCAGCACCCGGACTTTTTTCCAGATATCGCTGGTGTCGCCGCTGATCATTACGGACTCGACGAAGTTATCGAAATTATTCCGCACGTAATTAATCAGCGTACTTTCGGTGTTTACCCGTTCCAGTTCTGCCACAAGTTCGGCACTGCATTTCGATTTGGTGCCACTTGGACGCCAGTATCCCAAACCGTTTGGAATCGTGTACGGGCGCTTTTCTTTAAAGCCGACGGCGGTGCCATTTTCGAAATAGTAGAGACTGTTATCGTGAAGGCAGAACCCATCGGCAATAGCGCGGCACGAATTTACAAACGGTCTATCAAAGATACTGACCTCAAGCATATGTTGTTCCTAGAAATGGTTTACTTCTTATTAGATTTTACAGTATTTGCCCCGGTCGATTTGGCAGGATCTTTCTTTAAAGCGGGTTTCCGTGTTTTCTTTTCGGGCGTGTAATAGAACGCAGTCAGCACGGCTGCGATTTCAGCACCAACCTTTTTGGTTGTGCATTTCTCGGCCAGCCCGTTGATCATCACAGAATCCAACGCAGGCCGTACAGCGGCTTCCCGGTGACGCATTTGCATTACGCCCACTTCGATATAATGCAAAAGTTCAGGTACGCCATTGCGCTGGTGAAATTGAATATCACCGGGCGTGCAGGGGTTTTGGTAAACGATTTGGCGAGCCAGTTGCAGAGCTTCAACCGCTGCCAACACCACAGCCTGCGAACGCTCGGCCTTATTGAACAGGTCGAATTTGTTATAGATTTTCAGCAGGTTTATTTTGGATTCAACCCGATCTTGTTCTGTGTAGGCCCGCATGTTTTTAGCATATTCCATTTTCATGCGGTTGGTATTGCGCTGCATGACCGTGCCGTATTTAAGTGCCTTGAATTCGGTGCCACCACCGGCAATCGCTAGGCCGGAATCGCCTTTGGTATTATCGAGATAAAGCAGGATACCGAAATCATGTTTTGGCTCTTTGATTTTATGCTTAACCCACGTCCGGCTGTACCAGCGATCACCGTTCAACACGTACTCGGTGCCGTTGATGAAAGCCACTTGTGAATACAGGCCCCGCATAATATGGCGAATGGCGAGAAAATCCGGATACGATTTGATGGTGAATCGCTCAATGATTTCCTTTGCGATTTCAAAGCAGGGTTCAATATATTTATCGGGAATGTTCTTGGTGGTTTCTGGCAGCAGGTCATGCATTTTCCCTTTGCCGTCGGTGATCACCAGTAATTCCAGACACTGCATAATGAGCATGGAATGCAGGCCCATTAATTGGACGGCATCGCACAGCCCGCGTCTCGAATCGGACAGGCCGAATTCGGGTAGGTAAACGGTAGGCATTGGTATTCCTTTTAATCGAATGTTTCGGTTGGGTGGCCGGGCGGCTGGCCGGTGGGAAGGGGGGCTGCGGAATGGGGGATGGGCGCCTTCGGCGCAGTTATGGTTCCCATAACGAGCATTAGACCGAAGGCCTATTGTATTGTCGCAAGATCAATACAACGCAGGCAGAACTATCCTTAAAAGTTCAATCATTCATGCAACGCTTCCTGCTCTGCTTTCGCTCGGGATGCTGGGTGAGGGGATTTGCCGGACGCTTTCTCATTCCGGGGAACCTTCGGTTCCCGCTCCTCACGCTTCGCGTTCGTCGCTATCGTTCGCTTCGCTCCCTGTTTGTCTTTCTCGCACGTTCAGTGCGATGCGACGTTCTGGTACTCAAGCAATTCCTTTCTCAGGCTCACTCTGTTCGCAATCGTTCCAAACGATAAATCGTTCTGTCTCTCAATTATTCCGCAACCACACTCATCCACCATTTACAGTTTTGGGGTTGGTGATTTTTTGATCAATTCCCTGTACCCATTGGGCCAAACGCCGGGATACCATTCGAATCATTTGAATAAAAAGGCAATAAAAAAGGGGAACCTTTCGGCTCCCCTTTGGGTGTAAATACGGCTATTTAGAGGCTGGATGCGGTCAATTTGTCGTAAAGTTCAAGGATGTTTGCGTTGAAATCAAACCCTTTCAAACCATGCAAACAAACTTTGCAATCAGGCCAATCATGTTCGGCACAATTGGTGGGCATTGCCATCATGCGCGGTGGAAGTGGGCACGGGTCAGCGCCCATTAGCAGACGTTCGCAAACCAGCTTTACAACCTTGACCATTTGTTCGCCGGTCAGCATGTAGTTTTCACCGGTTTGACCAGTGCTGATTTGCACCGTTGCTTGTGGTTCTTCAACCACACCACAATCGACCACTGGGTTTGCAATGGGAGTTTCACACGGTTGAGCCAGCAATTCTGGTGGCGGTGGATTTGGAATAACTTGTTGGAATGTGCCATTTTCTGGCACGCCTTCCATCATGGTATTTCCATTAACAGAAATGCGAATTTTCCGTGGGCCGTAAGTCTGAATGCAAACCGATGTACCACCGTCACGCTGAAATGTGGTCACGTCTGCATAAGTCGGTTCCATGTTGGCGGGTGTGGATTCCGCTTCACCCGTGCCGTGCATGGCGTTCCACTCGCTACGGGTAATGTCGCCCATGGATGCAGTCGCCATGTGCATTTCGTTTGGAATAAAATCCGGGGCCGCTCGTTTCTTTTCCAGCGTGGCCGCCAGTTCGGGTTTCATCTGCTGCCACAAATTGCTGAATTCACGCGAGTTATGATTCTCGATGCAGTCCGCCAATTTATCCGCCGACGCTTTGGAAAACAGCGGCATGATCATTCGCAGCATCAGGCTACGCTTTTGCTTCAGCGTCTGCGCGTTGCGTGCCATCGTGATCATGTTGGAAGCAATGGTTAATTCTTTCATTTGTCCTCCCACACAATAGGGCCGTGCAAGCCTTCATAAGTCCGGGTCGAATTCTCCAACGCAGTTTTCAAATCCGGGTGCAGTTCTTCACGGGTAACGCCCGACAAACGAATAGAGCGAACCGACCGCCCACGAACCGAATACGCAGATTCTTTCACGTTGTTAATCCACAGCGTGCGGCCATCATGGCCTTCCGGGCCTTCGTTGAAATCAGCAGCACGCACAACCACATCGAACCAATTTGGTTCTGCATCTTTGGCCGTCTTTTTCTGTTTCACGGTACGCACCACAACAATTTCGTTTTCGTCAGTGTGCAGCACCTTTTCGACCGTGGAATCAATCCATTTGTTGGTCACGACGACGGCACCAACAGGATCTTTGTTTGCATCCATGAACATGTCGAGAATTGCCTGCATGTCTTCGATGGTTGGCGTCCAGTTATTGGAACCTGCTTTGACATGCAGAATGCGTTTCAGCGTGTTCAGCGTGTAACCGTCTTCGAAAACGTCTTGAGGGCTGAACGATTCGTGGCCGTTGGAATAGCGTACAAAATAACCGCCAGTGTGAACCGCGTTGCGTTCCATGTAATCGTCGCCAACCACCGCAACGAATTCGCCAGTCTTATCGACCAAAACATATTCGGTTTTGCATGCGGTCGGCATCGATTCCATCGTTCCACCTTCGCGGGGAATCATCATGTATTGCTGGGCCGGAATCGTGTCGCTGTGTGTGCCTTCCTGCTGCGCGGTGATGTGCGCGATTTGAAACGCTTCGACTTGTTTGTGGCAATTGTAGATTGGGAAATTCATTCGTAAACCTCGACCTTTGGAGTTCCGCGACAGCCCAAGTGTGGGCGTTGACCATTAGTGGAATCGTGATGATACCAATCGGAATATTGGGGTTCATGCATCCAGTATTCCCACCGGCCACCGATCAGGCGACGATACCATTTAAAATTCTTGAAAATATTCATGTGATCCCAGCTGGTCAGGATATGGGGACGGCTTGAATTACTTGAGTTTAAAACCGTAGTGAATAGAACCACCGTTAGGCTCGCCACGACTCACGTAGCCACCACGCAATTCGAATACGTCCTGTGCATTGTTGATAATCCGCGACCACTCTTCTTCGATTTGGGTCTGGTTGAATGACAGGCGTGCGCAATTGTCCGGACGATCAAAGATCAGGAACACGGACTCGGAAGCCATGGCGACTTTCAACAGTTCCGGGTAAACAGTCCACGGTTTCCACGCACTCAACGACAGGAATTGTTTGTGGATTTCTGCACGGATACTGGCAGTCGCCACGATAAGCGCATCCTGCAATTCCGCTTCGATGAAATTGTTCGAGTTGTTGGTGATTTGCCCCACCGATTGCCCGCGTACTGCGTGGTGTGCATCGTCGTCGTTTTTGACGATTAGCTGGCCGTCGATAGGTGCCACGTTGGTGTTGTCGTCAGTGAGGATAAGGTGAACGTATTTCATTGGAGTTTGTACCCTTTTGCAATTGTCCGGAGGGGTTCGGTAGGTTGCAGCACACGCGCAGAACATACCCATTCGAGACGGGCCTGATCCTGCATGATTTTGCGTTCTTTATCGCGGATTTTCAGAAACAGATTTCGCGCCGGGATACACACGATATCGCCTTCGTTTACGTCGCTGACTTCTGGCCCCAAGACAATTGGAATATCGCCCATGGTTTGCAGACGGTCGTAATCGAGTACGGTAGTTTCGCCACCGATGTTCGCGTTAATCTTTTCGATACCCATGTCGAATTCGAAAGCCATGTGCGTGAAGCGCTCAACCCGCACATAAATCTCGATGGTCTGGCCTTCGTACCGACGCAAATCTGCGACCGTGATTGCTTTGCCATCTTTGCGTTGTGGACGCTCCCGCAAAACATACGTGTCTTCGCGAATGCTGTAGATTACCGATTTAAAATACTTCGGCACCAGAACTTCGAACATGACGTAACCGTCTTGCGATTCCCGCTGGAACGCATGCGGCGCACTGGTCGAATCCATATGCACGCCATCAATCCCGGCGTAATCGTAGTGCGTATAAATCTTGCGCTGCATGCCGTAGGCTTTGTAACCGGGCTGGCGCATGGCGCGATAACAGATACCACAATTCACCGAACCCTGACCCATGGAATCCTCGAAGTTTTCCGTTTCGATTCCCTTGAGTCCCTGACTAGATTCTTCTGGCTGCATGCCGGACACGTCGCGGACTTCTACGTCGTTGAACATCCGATCCATTTCCGTACCGAAAATATCGTCGTCTTGGAATTCAATCCCGATATTATCCGAAGAGCGATCACGTTGTGGAATGGTAGGCGTCACGTTGGAACTGGTGGGGGCTTCGACATTGGTTTTGCAGCATGAACATGGCCGCCCAACCTGCCGGTCGATTTGGTAAAGAACAATTTGCACCGCGTTAACGGCCAAGCTGTTCGAAACCTGATGATTGTAAGCTGTAACCGTTTCATCCATTCGGGCTTGCGCCTGTTTCTGAATGAAATTGCGTGCGTGGTTACGTCGCACATTAGATGGCCCGCGTTTGATCATGATTGATCCTCCATTCCCTTTAAATTACTGGCCCAAAACCGACGACATGAATTGTAATTCAGTAGTATGAGGAAGGAGCATCCCATGGCCCGTAAGCGTAAGGCGAAAGCCAAACCAATAAAAATTGAATTGCCTGTGCCGACCAAGAAGCGTATTCGCGTAATGGGCGAAGACATGGGCACAAAAAACTACGCTGTTACGCAGATTGAAGCGTGGGTAAAGGAAGAAGCTGGAAACCGTCGCATGTGTTTTAAAATCATCGGTACAAAGATGATGGAACACATGATCCACGACGTAAAGATTGCACAACTTGAATGCGGTGCGTTCGTTGAAGAATACAAGCAATTGCCGCCAGTTGATTACATTGCAGCGGAACGCTTCCAAGCCCGGCCCGGACGTGGTGCGGGAACCACTGTTGAAGCCATTTCGATGATGCTTGGCGTAATGATGATCCTGCGCCCGGACGTTCCAACGGAATTCTTGACCGCTGCAACGTGGAAGAACGAATTCAATCGAACCCCAGCCGATTTGAAAGAAATGTACGAAGACCTGAAGGTCAAATACAAAGGCCAAGGGATCGTGATTCACCAACTGGATTCGTTCCTTATCGCGCTTTACCACGCGGCGAAATTGCTTCGTGTAAAACCCTATGATTTCATTCATTCCCACACCGACGAAAGCCGACTTTTCAATGTGTTGGCAAAGGCCCCATCCCTTTAAATAATGTAAATACAGGGTATGATTTCGAATACCAAAAAAGGGAATGGGGAATGAAAACTGAAATGAACAACGCCGTTAGTGCAACCGTAGATTTCCAGCTTTTTCGGGCTGGTTTTTCCATCGGATCGTATCCGGATAAAGACGCTTTTCCGCAAAACTTTATCGAGAATGTGAAGTACGCACACCTCGATGTTGATCGTTTGCAGGAAGACGACCGGACGCGCCCGCATCAAATCGCAATTGGTGTTGCGGAACGTGGTCAGAATGTTCAGTACATTTACGACCTCGTTTTGGGCAAGATCGAACCGCCAAAAGAAATCTGGCTGTACAGCGAATTGAAATCTGAGCGTGTGATTGCAAAGCGCATCCTGACCGAAATCAAATGCGCAGCAGCAATACCAGCTACTCGAATTTGCCGGGTGGCGAGCGGGAACTGTTGGTGCATCGTCTGGTGTTCAATTGCTTCCTGTTCGACGCGGAATATCCAAAGATCAATGTCTAACGAATGCCCACTGAGCCACTATGCGTTTAAAACGAAATGCCGTGTGACCACTTGCAAATACTACACGGAACAAACGCACCGTCGCTGTATGGCTCTCGATGCTGTGTTCGCCTCAACGAAAGGCGATCAAGAACAAGGTAAGAAAAAGAAAAAGAAAGACCAGCCAAAAGGTCTGTCGGATGTGGAATTGCGATTGCTGAAATTGCCGCATCTGACAAAGCGTGACGTGTTGATTCACCGCAAGGCCTCATGCGAACGTGTGTGGGCCGTTGTCGCCCTGTATCACGCGGCACAAGAAGCAGCCAGCTACCACAGTGACGACTTCGCGGAAGAAACACCGGTCACGAAAAAGATTGCGGAACATCCATTGTTTCAAGATCCAGATTTGAAACTGGAACCGTGGATGATTCCGATGCTGCTGGACAAAGAGCATATGTCGAAATATGGCAGTCCAAAAATTCACCTGTTGTTCGACGTTACCGACAAGGAACTAGAACAAACCTACCCTAGCGACGGAGTTACAAACCAATGAGCGTTAAGCCACAATCGAAAGCCCTGATGCGTCCTCTGACCGTGACCCAAGCACTGGTCGAGCGCAAAGACGACCTCGCCCTGTACGTGATGAACCGCACCAAACCAGCAGGCAATATTAACCTGACTGTGTTGGGTGAAGACGGTACTTCGCAATCCATCGTGATTCCGAAAACCTTCGTGCCTATCGACATGACGCTTTTCGCACCGCGTGACAATCTGCTGAAAAACAAACATTTCCGTCAGCTGTGCCAACTGGGCGAAATCGCAATCGCACACCCGGACGACGCGGAAACCGCAATCCAGAACAGCCCGAAAGCGAAGCAAGAAATCCAGCGCGTTCTGACCATGAACGCCGGTTCCGATTCCGCAGCCATGCCTGAATATCTGGAAATGCGTACCGACGTTGCGGCCCCGGTTCAGCAACAGGCCCCGATCCACAACGAAGAAACCTACAGCCCGACGCCGTTCGTTGCTGGTATCGTCAACCGTGCGTTGAACGAAGGCGAAGACATGGCCGACCTGATGGACGACATTTCGATGCGTCAGGACGAACTGTCTTTCGAAGACATGACGTACATTGCCAACAACGTCGAAGATCAGACCCTGAAGCAATTCATCGCTGATCTGCTTCCGTAATTTTACGGATTTCAGGCAATAAAAAAGGCCGCTCTCCATTTCGGGATTGCGGCCTTTTTTTGGTTCTGTTGCAGGTTTATTCGGGCACTTCAATGTCACGGATTTGTTGGCAGATATCCAACACGGTATTCGTGATGGAATTATTACGTAGTGCTTTCAGCAGGCCGACGTTACGCACCAGCCCTTCGTGAATCGACTTGATCATGTCGAGTGCGAAAGTTTCGGTTACGTCTTCGAGAAAACCTACGAACTGTGCAGGCTTGTGACCGTACCCAAATTCTTCGTACAGTTTGCGACTTACCAGCGCATGTTTTTCCATGGCAGCCGTGAGTTCGAGGCGTGTTGCTTCACTGACGATTCGTTGTTGTGGTTCAGCCATTACAAGTTCCCCGCCGTTGCGGCCTTCACACGGGCCACGATTGTCAGTGTGCGATTTTTCAATTCGCCTTGACGCAACGATTCAAGATGTTCAAGTTTCTTGTTGATGCTTTTCTCACATGCTTTGGCCCACAAGAAAACATTGGACAGCAGAAGAGGCCCGCCGGGCAACCCGCTGGCACCAGCGCCCCACTTACCTACGCCGAATTCAGAATACAACGCCTTGTCGATTTTGTCTTCAAGGGAGTACAGGCTTTGCAGAGCGTCCATCGTTTCTTTATCAGCGTGATACTTTTCGTTTGGTTGGTTCGACATTTTTCGTCAGCCTCTTAGGTTTCTTTTCCATGGATAGCTTCGGGAATTCCTGTGTGGTTTTCTCGATAGCCTTTTTCTTTTTCGGCACTTCGACAGCCTTCACCTTTTTCTTCGGCTTGGGCTTATCATCTTGCCCGTATGCGTAGACGATTTCTTTTACCTTTTCGATCAGCTTCTGAGGGGCAGCGTCCGGATCGAGTTTGATCAGATTACCTTCGTCGTCATATTTGCATGGCAATTTCAGTTCTTCGAAATCCAAATGACCTTCGCAATATCCCTCGACCAATCGCGCCATCTGCTTACCGGCTTTGTCATTATCCGTCAGCGTGTAAACCTTCGTAATGCCGAGGCCTTGCAGCAGCATCAATTTACGTGGGCCGAACATTTTCGAACCGAGGATTGCACAGGCCGGGATTTTATTCAGCACCAGACGCAGCCAGTCACGCGGGCCTTCACATAGCACCACTGCATGACAACCGAACAAATCGTGCTTGCGAATAAAATCGTAACCGAGCAAACCGTAGTCCATTACCCAATCACCTTTGGTGTTGATATAGGACAATCCGGTTTCCTGTTTTTCCATCAACGCCTTCACGCCGCCCTTATACCGACCATTAATGTAAATAGGTAAGGCAAGCATCACATCGTCCCGCGTATCCTCACTGAACATGTGACCGTTAACGCGTTCAATCATTGTGCCGGGATATCCACGCCATTCCTTTTCCTTGGGCCACGGAATTACTGAGCCGCCCAATTCTTCGTAGAGTCGTCCAATGGAACGGTTATTCGTATTTTCTCTTTCTTTCTTTTTCCGGTTGAATCTTGCACGGTCGCCAGCAGTCGTTCCCTCGAAGAACTGCCATTGCTTGATTTGTTGTAGGCCCAATTTCTCCGCAAGTTTATTCCACGGCCCGGACGTTTGACATGACCAGCAGTTGAACGTCCCGACAGGCACCCGCGCTTCTAGGCTTATGTTAATGCCAAGCGATGGGTTGCTGTCTTCGTGGAACGGACAAACGATTTCGAACGTGGTTGCTTTGAATCGCGTTGGCCCTTGTATTTTTTCTAGTTCAGCCATGATGACCGTATAGGCATCATCGAGTTTCATGGAATCGACCTCATGAATACCAATTTAATAGTATCATTTACAGTTACTGGATGTGCCCGTGTTTAAGGACATTGCAAGCCGTATCAAGAAAGATCGGCGGTTGGTGCATATCGAATCGCACTTAGGTGAAGTCTATGCGCAGATAATGGATAGCTCTATTATCACGCCGAATGGACGTGGCCCTGAATACCGACCGTCTTCCTTTCCAATCTGCCCAATTCTGGTTCACATGCAATTTTTGCAAGCGGCAGAAAAAGGTTTTTATCAATCGAACATGGCAGCAGGCGGTGGTTATTTCACATCCGTAGGAACTGCCGCTCACGAAAACATTCAGTATTACATGGGGCAGACACGAAAAGTTTTCGGTGATTGGAAATGCCGAAACAACAAGTGTCAGAAGCATCACGACGCCCGCGATCTTTACGACGAAAAAGGCGTGATGTATCGCAAAGGTAAACTGACGACAAAAAACACCACGAACAACCTGTGCCCGGATTGCGGCATTGCTTGTGAGTACGTGGAAAAATGCATCGACTATTTTGGTCTGAAAGGCCACATCGACTGCATTTATGAAATGCCCGATGGCACTTACTGGGTTCTCGATTACAAGACGACCACGAAAGGCCTGATGAACGGAAACAAATTGCCGAAGCGCGAACACCTGATGCAGGTTCCGACTTACTGCTACGTGTTGGAAAAGAAATACAAAATGAAAATCTCCGGATTCTCGTTGCTGTACCTGAGCCGCGACAACCCGTATGAATTCAAAGAGAAAGCCGAACGCTGGGGCGAGCGCCGCCGCAATGAAACGAAAGCTCTGATTATCCAGCAGAAGAAAATCTACCGTTCTGCTGTGAACAGCTTTATCCAGAACAAACCGGAACTCGCGATCAAGTGCAAACCCTGCAAAGCACCTGATGATTATGAACGCCTCATGCCCGCGTATGAGCCGTGTCCGATGGAAAAAGTTTGCTTCAGTAAACGCGACCTGAAAGACAACATGCTGCATGCGCTGAAGCCTGAGCAACTGATCAAGGTACTCAATATCACGAACAACATGGAAAACTATGTTGAAGAAGACGTGATGGAACCACTCAAGAAAATCCGCGACAAGCAAAAGAAATTGAAAGCGTCTTCCTCCGACCTCAAACTGCCGTCGGCCAAGGCGAAAAAGAAAAAGACTTCTAAACCTTTGAGGCTGACCAAGAAATGAAAATCTCCATTCGCTTGAAACCGCAACAGGTTGCAACTGCTGCCGGTGCATACAGCGCGCCGGATATGGGTGCAGCCGAACAGCTGCAATACTCTGACGACGAACTGGCCGAACGCGACAAGGAAGAAAAAGCCCGTCAGGAAGTAGCGGATGCAGAAGAGCGCAAGAAGGCCGCCGAGAAACAGAAAAAGGACGCGGCAAAAGCTCCGCAAACTCCGAAGGAAAGCGGCGAAGATGCTGGCGATAAATCTGACGACGACGAAGAGGGCGACGAATCTGAAGAGGATGAAGAATCCGACGAATCGGGCGATGACTCTGAAGAATCCGACGATGATTCCGACGATGATTCCGACGACAGCGACGACATGGATGATGAAGGCGACGAAGAGGCAACCGCCGCTTCGAAACTCCCGTATCCAGAAGCGCAATCGAAACGTAAAGCATCGGATTTGATTCCAGCCGAAACCATGGAAAAGGTTGTCGATCCTGAAGTCCAAAAGGAAGAGGACGAAAAGAAAGAAACTGAAGCGGCGCAGGCCCGGCCATTGAGCAAAGAAGATCCGAACAACAAAAACTCGCAAGGTAAAAAGCTGGATAAAGAAAACGGGAATACTTTGGTGGCGACCGCTGCCTCTGTTTCCGGGCTTCCTTATCCTGATGTGAAACTCCGCAATCGTTAAACGAATGGCCGTGATTAGGGATTCCCTTTTCGCGGCTTTTTCGTTTGTGGGCAAAACTGTAAATACAGAGCATACCAGTACACGTATGGTGCCTGCATGGCTTACTTCACCGAATACCATTTGATTAAAGATCATTACGGCGACCGCGTAGCCGAACGCAGTGGCGTGCCTCTGATGCAACACATCGACGAAGGCCTTTTGATTCTGAATTGGCTGGATGCAGCGGACTACATTAAAGGCGCGTTCTGCCTGCACCCGCTGATTCAAAACGACAACGACTATCGCGAAAACATTAATGCCCTTATGTCTAACGAACGTATGGGCATTTCTGCGTTTCAGCTGGCTTTGGCCTACCGCAAACAGGCGAACGCCTATCTGTGCAAACCGTCAACCGATGATTGGGGCCAGTGCGAAATTGCGGAAGCGGTTGGCCCACTTTTCGAAGACATGCGCTTTATGCTGATCGCGGACAAAGTGCAGAACAAAAAAGATTTCATGCTTTACCACCACGGTTCCCATGCGCGCTCTGATCAGTTGTTGCGCTATTTTGATCAGTGGATGGAATATTTGGATTTCAATTACGAAGTGGGCAGGGGGATTCTCAATGCTGGCTGATTTGATTAGCGGTGACGATTTGCTGGGTAACAATCACACCCGCCGTAAATTCCAAAACACGGTGGCCGAATTCAAGCGTGACACACGCAAGGCCACCACATCTGGTTTTTATTACCAGCACCACTACGTCGTCGAACTGCACGCCGGGCGCTGGCTGATTTGTGTCAAAACCGAAAGCGGTGACGCTCTGCTTTTCGAGGCAGACGCGGACGGCACAAATCAGGTTGTGGTTGCCGATGGTAATTACAAAGAATATCAAGGCATGTTGAACGAAGCGCGGGCGCACCTGCGTTGCCACATTTCGGCAAAGGCCACACGCAGCCGACAAGCCGCCGAGCGCAAAAAGAAAAAGGCGAAAGCGTGATGAGGGTCATTCTGAAATCCCCATGTGGCCGGGAATTCAAAATTGCGCCGCTGACCCGTGAAGAATTCGAAAAGCTGGGCAGTGATGCACCTTACACCGCGCCTAACCGCGCCTGCCTGCACAGCACCATGCCGCGCTCTGCTTACGACCACTACAAATTTTCACGCGGTTATCACGAATGGAAAGATTTCAGCATCGAGTGGCTGAATGAAATGCAAATCGTGATAACCGCAACAGAAGAAGAATTCCTCAATTAGGTAGCAACCGACAATGGCTGAAAAGAAAGTGAAACCCAAGGCGAAGGCTGATCCAGCCATCGAAGGGAAAAAGCTCAAGAAAACGAAAGTTGCTGAAGGTGTGGAAAAAACCACCAAGAAAAAGAAATCAGCATCGCAGGAAGACTTCACGATTCACGAAGGTCTGGCCGGTATCCGTGCAAAACCTTCCATGTACCTTGGCGAGCAAGGCGCACCGATGGCGTACCGCTGCCTGAAAGAAGGCGTGGATAACTGCTACGACGAACACATTGCCGGTCGCAACAAAGTAATCGAAGTTATTCTGGATTACGACACCGGTTGCTACATCGTGGCCGACCAAGCTGGCGGCATTCCCACCGATTTCATGAAACTGAAATCTGGCGAGAAAATTTCGATCATGACTGCCGCGTACACCAAAACGCACGCAGGCGCAAAATTCAACGACAAGGCCTACAAAACTTCGGCGGGTACTCACGGTATCGGTATGTCCGCAGTTAACGCCGTGTCCGAGCGCATGCGTGTGTGGACAACGTATAACGGCAAGCTGGCGACACAAACATACAGCAAAGGCGAAATCGTTCCGGGGCCGAAGAAAGACCTGCACCCGTACATCGTGAAAGCGGTGGACAAGGATGTAATGGGCCACCTGAAAGACAAGCTGAAAAAATACGGTACGATTGTCGCAATCGAACTGGATCAGACCGTCGTTTCTGAAGACGCGAAAGCCGGTAAACTTCCGAAGAGTTTCAAAGTCGCAGAACCGAACTCGGCTGAAGTCGGAATGTGGCTGAATAATGTTGCGATGTTGAACCCCGGTCTGGAAATTCGGTTCTCGACAATTCGCAAGGGCAAGCGCAAAGACGAACTCTATCTGAACAAAAAGGATTTGGCGTTCGTTCCGAAAAACATGTGCGACCTGCGCGACCTCACACCGCAAGGCAAGACGTTCATTTTCAAAAGCGACAACATCACGTGTGCGCTGGTCTGGTCTGATCACACCGACGCCGATAACTTCCTGACATTCGTAAACACTTCGCCAACCGTAGACGGTGGCTGGCACGTAACGGGTTTCACCGCTGCACTTTCCAAGGCCGTGAAAAAACATGTGCCTGAAAAGAAACCAGCGAAAGGAAAAGGCAAGTCGCAAGGTTATACCGGTTCCGACCTGCTGATCGGCCTGACGGGCATGTTCGACTGGCGTATGCACGGCGCGGCGTACACGTCGCAGGTAAAAGATAAACTCAGTTCGAAAGTAGACAAAGAAGTCGAAGACATTATGTTCCCGGCTTTCGACAAATACTTCACTGATAACCCGAAGGTCGCGAAAGACATTATCAAGCGCGCCATGATCATGAACAAAGGCCGTGAAGAACTGGCCGCTGTCGTGCGTTCCATGGCTGACGTGAAAAAGCAGGGCAAGGGAACACTGCCGATCAAGCTCGCACAAAGCCCGCACTGCAAACCGTGGGAACGTGAATTGTTTGTGGTGGAAGGTGACTCTGCAAAAGGCCCGTCTGTTGACGCTCGCGAAGTTTATTATCAGGAAGTTTTGGCAGCCGGTGGTAAACCACTCAACGCGCTGAAAGCTCCGATTGCGAAAATCATCACGCACAAAGATATTTCGGCATTCCTGATTGCGATGGGTGCCGATATCAAAACCCTCGATCCGAAAGACGAACGCCCGAAACTCAGCACCGAAAAACTTCGTGTGAAATCCATCCTGTTGCTGGTTGACCCTGACCCGGATGGCGGGCACATCGCAGTTCTTTATCTCGCAGTTATTTATCGACTGCTTCCGGATCTTTTCCGTGAAGGTCGTGTGTTCTGCGTACAGGCTCCACTTTACGCTGCGCTGGATTCGAAAGGCGCACTCTATGGCGGTATGACTTTCGACGAATGCCGGAAGGCCACACCGAAAACCGTAAAGGATCAGGACATTGTGCGTATCAAAGGTTGGGGGGAAGTTGGCCCGGAATATATCGGCCCGATTGCCTTCGATCCAAAATATCGCAAGCTGATTCAAATCAACCCGTTTGCCAGCGCCGCCGATGAACAGTGGTTCCGTGCCGTGGTTTCGGAAGACGCTGTGAACCGTCGCAAATTGTTGGGGCTTGAAGACTAATGGTTAATATTTCTGATCTGAATTTGCAGCAACTGAAAAAAGCTGTCGTGGTGGCCCGTTCGATTATCGAAACCGAACTGCTTCCGTCTGTGCGTGAATTGCGTGGCGATCCGGTTGGCCCTCTGCCCAATTTCCCGAACGGCACCGCAAGTGCCTGCCTGCACTCTCTTGAGCAGCTTGCGGGCATCCACAAAAAATACACCGATCAAATTGCAGCACACTCGATTGAGTACAGCAACGAAGATTGGCAACGAGTGGCCGCCGCATTGAAAACCCTCGGCATTTCCGCCGCTGACTTGTCGGGGGAATTCGACTGATGGCAAAGGTTAAAACCAAAACGAAAGAATTGGCGAAGGTGAAGAAATCTTCGTCGCTCACGAAAATGAGCAAAGCCGTCGCGAAGACTCCGCTTCTGAAATTCATCACGTTGGCTCGCGAAACCAAACAACAAACGATCAACGAATTTTCCGATAAAGCCCTGCACATCTACGGTTCCTACGTGGTGGAAGACCGGGCCGTTCCGGACTTCCGCGATGGTTTGAAACCAGTTCACCGCGCCGTGTTGTGGGCACTGCAAGGTTTGAAACTGCACCACTCGGGCGGGTTTAAAAAAGCTGCGCGTACTGTCGGTGATGCAATCGGTAAATATCACCCGCACGGTGACAGCGCCTGTTACGGCGCAATGGTGACAATTGCGAACAGCAACCCGCCGCTGGTATGGGGCCAAGGTGGTTGGGGTAAACCAGACGGCACGCAGGCATCCGCGTATCGTTATACCGAAGCGAAGAAATCGAAATTCGCAGATACCTTTTTGCTCGATGCGCAGTATCTGAAAGTCGTGCCGATGGGAACGAACTTTTCCAACGACGAAGAACTGCCGCTGTATCTGCCTGCACTGCTGCCAACTTTGCTTTTCCTCACATCGACGCCGCCCCCGGCCTACGGCGTGAAAGTCGGCAACCCTGCGTTTTCTGTCGGCACCGTTTCGAAAGTCATAATCGACATGTTGAACGGTAAATCGTACACGGCGAAGAAATTGTCGGATACGTTGAAAATCGTACACCCGTATGGCTGTATCGACGTTTCGTCTGACGCCGCAATCGAAGAATTGATGGCGACCGGCAAAGGCTCTGTGCAGTACATGCCGCTCATGGAATACGACATTCCAAATCGCATAATCCGTATTCGTTCTTTCTGTCCGGGCACGCTGTCCGGTGAAGAAGGTCTGGACAAGGCGCTACAAAAACTGGCGAATATCGAAGGCGTGAAAAACGCATCGAACACGTCCGGTAAAAAGAACAAACATGCTGGCCCATACGGCGCATCGTTGGAAGTTGCTTGTCCGAAAAACATGGACGAAGAAACATTCGACGAAGTGTGTGCGAAAGTAGACAGGATGGTTAAAAGTTCTGTCAGCTACCGTCTCGGTATCACGATCCGTCGTCTCGGTGACGAAACCAACAAATTCAAATACGTGAACTATGTCGATTATTTCGGCGCGTGGATCAAGTATCGCATCAAGCTCGAAGAACGGCTGATCGCTTTCCTGCTGGCGAAGGCTGCGCGTGAACTGCACTTGAACGAAGTGTATTTGTACGCGGTGAAGAATCGTGAAAAACTGCTGAAAGCTCTGCCGAAAGTTCTGGCGTCGAAAACCCCTGCTGCCGTTCTGGCGAAGGCGTTGAGCATGCCTGTCGAAGACGCAGAAATCATCCTTGAGCGGAAAGTGAAACAACTGGCCGCGCTGGAAGCTGACGAACTTGAAAAGAAAATCAAGGGCATCAAAGCAGAAATCAAGGTTCTGAAGCTCGACGCAAAAGAACCGGGCAAGCGGGCTGCGCTGGATACTGCCGAGCGCGTGAAAAACTACCTGAAGAAACCTGACCCGACTGTTTCGGGCATCAAGGTTGAGTGAGGTTGTAATGGAAGTTAAAGAAGCCGAAAAAATCTACGTGCATGGTTCGGACATTGCTTTCAACACGATCATTTATTGTTTCATGCGTGCGTATCACCTGCCGACCCTCGAAGGACAGGAAATGCCGCTGAAAGATACGTGGTTTGCAATTCCTGCCGTGAAGCACGGGCCGATTATCCATCTGGTGAATCCGAATATCGAGTTCACCGCCCTGATGATGATCGACCGGGAAGGCCGCGTGGTGAAAGCTGCGCGGGTCAACCCAAATACTGCGCCGACGTTGAGCGAATTCGAGCTGGGCGAAATCCAGAAAGAAATGTTCGACGTTCCTATGTGGGAAAAAACGCAGCAAAAAGCATTTCCTTACGATTCGATGTTCGACAAAGCGAAGGTCGCAGAACGGTTCCGTGAATCCGGGGCCACCACTGCAACCGCGATGAATATCGAATCCAGCAACATCACTTACCAAGAAATCCGCAAGAAGGTGCAGCCTCGGCCTTGCACCACTTGTGGCGGGAATCGCAAACGATGAGCTACCAACCAGACTTCCAATATCTTTACGATGAATTGCGTGAGGCGTTGGGGGTTTCACCAGACCAGATGGTTACGGTCGAAGCAGTTCGTGAAAACTTCGACAAAAATTGCACGCCGAAAATGGTTGTGGCTTACATTGCACTCGCATTCCAGTCGTACACGAACTGCTACAAGGAAGGGAAGCTGACTCCCGAACAGGCCGTCGCTTTGTTCAAAGATGGTCAAGCGATTTCGAATTACATCGACCGTGTTCTGTCACAGGAACATCCGATGGACAAACGGTTTCTGCTTCGCTACATGGAACAGGCGGCAATGCGCTACGGGCATCCGGAAATGACCAATGTCGGGTATGGTCACGTGGTGGTTTATAGCCGCGTGCCATTCGTTGGTGATGAATACAAAACCTTCGACAATTCCCTTTACGTTCCGCCATTGACTGGCTATTGGGCCATCGTGAAACGGAACGGGCGCTAAACTGTAAATATATGGCAGGACAACAGATTATTGCCTGCCATATTTCCATGAGGTGTGCAGTGGACGAACCAAGTTTGCATCGCTTGTTGGATCAGGTTGAAATCGCTTACGAAATGTCAATTCAATTCAATGAACCCGCAGAAACCGCGCACCATAAAATGCGCAGCGCAGCGAAGGCCACGATTGTGAATGGGCACATTCCCCGTGAAACTTTTCTTTATGCGGAAATGTTTATGTCGGCTGCTGACCCGCACGCTTGCCTAATCAGCGCCCGCCGCCTATTCCCTCAGTTGTAGGTGCTGCATGAAAATCATTCTGGCGACGACGAATCGAGTTCACAAAGGCGAAACCTTTTTGGAATCGGTGAACATGGAAGGCCCCGGCGCACAACCCCTGCTGATCCAGTTGTTTATGGATCGTGGCCGTCTGATGATCACGCATCACAAAGACCGTTCTGTTTTTCATAATTCAGAACTACTGGATTCGATCCCCTCAATATGCGAACGCGTGCCGAAAGGGAAAGCAGCGGTCGGAACCGATGGCACCCATGCGTTTGTTGTGGTGCCTTACGGAAAGGAACGACTGACCAACGCTTTAATTCGCAGCGCCCGTGCTTTTCGCATGGTGCGTAAACCCGTGCGGATAATCGACACCGTGGCCGACTTGCTAAATACGCATACGGAACTGCCCGACGATCCCCGCTTCAAGGATTAACCATGACGCTTTTATCAGTGGACGGCACGAACACGATGCACCGTGCGTATCACGCAGTACGGCCCTTGAGTTACCGGGGATTCCCGACGAACGTAATCAGCGGATATTTTTCGATTCTGCGTTCGAATCTCAAGATTTCAGGCGCGACCCATTGCCTGAACTGTTTTGACCGGCCCGGCGAAAACTTCCGGCATCGCCTGCACCCCGAGTACAAAGGCAAACGCATTAAAGATCCTGCAAAAAGCGAAGCACTGGCAAAACAAATGCCTGTCATTGTGGAATTGCTAGATGCGATGGGTTTCGCCGTGTTCGGAAAATTCGGCGTTGAGGCTGACGACGTAATTGGTTCGACCGCACGCCGTTACAAGGGCGGTCTGGCCTATATCCTTTCCGGGGATAAAGATTTTGCACAGGAATTGATTGATCCACACGTGCGATTGATTAACCCGAATAAGAAACTGACCGTTAGTCGCAAAAACTGTAAAGAAATATACGGGGTTGAAGCAAAAAGGATGATTGATTTCCTTATGCTCGACGGCGACAGCATTGATAACATTCCGGGCGTGCCCGGTGTGGGCGGAAAGACCGCAATCAAACTGATCGAAGAGTTCGGAAAGGCTGAAAAGATTCCATTCGACCGCTTTCCAAAGAAGGCGCGAGAAACTGTAAATATAAAAGAGATTCTGAAACTCAATCGACAGCTTGTAACCATACGGCAAGACCTGTACGATGCGAATGCGGAATTGGACTTATCAATTTCTAAAGTGAACGTGAAAGCATTCACGCGCATTTGTGACAAATACGGATTGGATGCATTGAAAAAGTCCTTCCTGAAGTAAACGCGGGAACCATACCTGCAAATCACCGGCAATAACGCCGACCACGCTGGAACGTAAAGAGAGAAAATCATGACCGAAGTAGCCGTAGTAAAACTGTCGAAGAACGAAACCGCCGCTGTCAAAGCTGTTGCCAACGCCGCCAAAACCCTCGACGGTCTGAAAGCTGACCTGAAAGTTGCACAGGGCGTTGTTCGCACCAACTCGAAACTGGCTCTGACCACCGCGCCGAAAGTCGTCGCCAATCTGCAAAAGAACGCCGGTTCCGTTGTCGAAACCCTGCAACAAGCTGTGCTGGCCGCAACCGCCGAACTGACCGACGCGAAAAACGCGCTGACCTCCGTTCGCACTACCGAAAAAGCAGAAGCTGTGCAGAAAGCAAAAGACGCCAAAGCCAAACAGCGCGAAGCTGACAAAGCAGCCGCTGTAAAAGCCAAAGCCGCAACCGCACCTGTCGTCGCCGCTGCCCCGGCCAAAGCTGCCAAAGCTCCGAAAGCTGCCGCCGTTGTTGCACCTGCTGCCAAAGTTGCCAAGGCTCCGAAAGCCAAAGCTGCCACCGTTGCTGTTGCCCCGGCCAAAGCCGTGAAAGCCAAAGCGCCGAAAGCTGCTGCCGTTGCTGCGCCGAAAGCCAAAGCTGCAAAACCTGCCGCTAAAGCCAAAGCCTAAGATCCATCGCGGGTCTGTTGTAGCAAAACCAAAAGCGGCCTAGAAATAGGTCGCTTTTTTACTTTCTGCGGGAGAAAAACATGTTCAACGCTAGCGGAATTGTTCAAAACATTCTGAGTGGCAGCCTCACCTATTCTGAATTGCTGCGCGATATCGCCACTGTGCAGCAAATGAGTTCGAATGCCATCGGTGCAGATTACATTGTCAATATGCTGGCCGCTCTCGGTTGCCGTCTTTCTCTCGACGGTGAAAAACTTGTCACCGTTCCTTTTGACGCCAGCGTTACCGTTACCACACCAAATCATATGCGTGCGGCTGGGAATGACCTCCCGTTCATTAAATCCGAGCCGTTCGTTTTGCTGCCTAACTGGCAGGATCTTTATGCACGCGTCGAAGTTATGCTGCCCGGCAAAACGGAATCGCTGCTGGTGATCGCGTTCCGTGAAACCCTGAACATGCAAAACGCATTTGCTAATCAGGGCCGCCGCGTTCCATCGCAAATGGTTTGCTTCCCTGTCATGAGTTTGAATGACGGCAAGGTCAAACTGGCGCGCATGTCGTTCTTCAGTTTCGTTAAGAGTTCGGCGGCCTTCTTGAATGGTGGAGCCTGCACCATCGTCGGCCACCACGCCCGCAAACGCATTCAAGCCTGCACCGCGCAACTGAATCACAGCCATGACCCTGTTAAGGCATTGGCCGAAGCTGAAAGCGCGTTGCAATCGTTGCGCGCTGATTACCAGCAACCTAATACCCTTACCTATGAACAGGGCTGCATGCTGCGTACCTTGCTGGATACCCGCAAGCGCAATGCAAAGGCCATTCAGGCAGGTATGGGCACCGTACACAATGAACCAAAGGGCCAAGGCGCTAATCCCGCTTGACCCAATGAAGGCCCTTTGATACCGTGGGGGCCTTCCGTAACGTTTTGTGCCTGATGCATTAGCGCTCACGGAATAAGGGAAGTTTGTAGTTGCTGCCTTATATAGGCATGCGCCGCCGCCTGTTCTGCGATGAGCGTTTGCCGTTGGTAGTTCGCCGCCCTCGGCAAATGCACAGTCGATAAACGACACTAACGAAATTTGGAAAGTTGGAGATTTGGAAATGACTATTATCGCTAAAGGCCAGACCGTAAACGTAAACCACGGCAAAAAAGGCATCATCAAAGAAGTGGTGAAAATCGTCCTGAAGAACGGCACCGTCCGTACCGAGGAAGGTTCCGAGTTCAACACTGCCGACATGTACAACAAAGGCAAAGGCAAGTTCGTTGACCTGAAAGGCGGCGTTTCTAAAAAGGCCCCTGCTGCAAAAGCTGCTGCTGAACCTGCTGCAAAAGCAGAACGTCCGGCCCCGGCTTCCGTCACGTTCAAAGAACTGGACGAAAAAGCGCGCAAGATCAACGGCATCGAAATCGAAAGCCTGAAACGTAAAGAAGGCATTGTCGTTCTGGTCGATGGTTCCACCGTTGCCATCGCTGACATTTCCCGTAAGGGTAAAGGTTACGGCGCTGACGTTGTGACCCCTGCACCGAAAGCTGGCAAAGCTCCAAAAACCGCCGCCGCAAAACCTGCTGCTGAAAAAGCACCGGTTAAAGCCTCGGTCAAGCCATCCGCAAAAGCAGCCCCTGTAAAAGGTGGCGCTGTGAAGAAAACCAAAGCAGCCGACACCGATATGGCGTTTGACGAAGGCGCTCTGTATGGCCCGGCAGGTCAATACGAAACTTCCGACGTTCGCGGTAAAGTGATCGACTTCAACGGCGACGATTTGAAAGTCGTGAAAACCTTTTCGTCCGGTCGTTGTGTTCTGGAAGACGGCGAAGAATTCCAAGTTGACGAAGTGCGCAAAACCGTCAGCGGCAAATTCTGCGTGTACTCCGACGAATACATTGCAGAACTGAAAGAACTGCACGAACAAGCCAACACCCGTGCGAAAGCAATTCAACAGGCCAAAGACACACCGAAGCCTGTAACTTCGCGCAGCTTCAAGAAAAACGTAACGCAGGTTCTGGTCGGCAAGAAATTGCAAACCGTTACCAACGTTTACACCAGCGGCACCGTTCAACTGGATTCCGGCGTGCGTATCGCAATCGCTGACATTCAGCAAGTCGGTGGCAAACTGGTTTACAACGGTTCGACTGCTGCAAATCAGAAATCGGGTGGCGCACTTCCGAAAACCCGTGAAGTTCCACCGTTCGAGAAAAAGATCATTCGCGTTGCCGAATTCGACGACGATACCGCTACCGATATTTGCGACCTGCTGGAAGAGCAAGTGCGCAAAATCATGGCCGCCGAATACGACGTGAATCTGGTTTCTGCGTTCGCCGGTCGCGGTACTGATATGTGTACGATTGCATTCAGTTTCGCAGTTGCCGACGCCGATCCTGCGCGCATTGCAGAAATGGTTAAACGTCAGCACAGTGAAAACTTTGTGGATGACGAAGGCACCGACCTCGATGCCCACCAGCTGACCCCTAACGGTTCTGACATTCCTGAAGAGGAAGAGGAACAAGAAGAGGAAGAGCAGGAAGAAGAGGAACAGGAGGAAGAAGAGGAACAGGAAGAGGAAGAGCAGGAGGAAGAAGAGGAACAGGAAGAGGAAGAACAGGAAGAGGAAGAACAGGAAGAAGAGGAAGAATTGGAAGAAGAGGAAGAATTGGAAGAAGAGGAATCGTCTGATTTCCCTGACGACCAAACTTTCGCACAAGACGTGGAAACTTCTTTCCCCCTCGATCCTTCGCAGCTGATCGACGACGCATCGGAACGTATGTCGCGCATTATTTCGACTCCGAAATATCAGGGCGCAATGCGTAAAGCCGCTGCTGCGTGGTACGAATCGCAAGATGCGTACACCAACTTCGGTTATTCCATCGAACCGGGCTTCACTGTTGACGACGCGGGCAATAGCTACCTGTTCATCGGCCTGCGCGCCGACGCACAAGGTCAACAAGCTGTCGGCCTGATCAACGTGGCGACTCAAACCGTTCGTTCGGTGCCGTTCGAGAAATTCGTTGAGATTTGCGAAGCCAACGATATCGAAATCTAATCGTTCCTGTTCCCACGCGGGGGAGCAACTAGAATCCCCCGCAAATTTAATTCCGAGGTAAATGTCATGAGCGTATTTTTCCAAAATCTGGCAGCTGCTGCGCACAACGCAATCCACGCCTACTACATGAGCCTGTTTTCGCTGGCACTGGGCACCAACGCCGACGAACTGGCCGACTGGTACAAACTCGATCCGACCGAACTGGAACTCGACGACGGCGTGGAAGTTTACGCCAAACGTATCACGTTGCCGATTTGGGATTTGGTAAGTCCCGATCATGCGGCTGAAGTCGCCAGCGATTTGATGCTGGAATTCGAAGCGAAACATAATCTGTTTGTTTGCAGTTACACGGGCGATTCTGAATTCGTGGTTTACATCACGAACGTCGAATGCGAACTGGATAACCTGCGTATCGCTTTCGAAGACGTGGAAGAAATCGAAGAGGAAGAAGAGGAACTGGAAGAGGACGTGCGTACATCCGAAAGCGGTCGCGTTCTTTCCATCGTTCCACAAATCGGCAATCAACAACCAGCGGCCCCGGTTTCGGCTTCTGTTGTAGTTGACGCGGATTTTCCGCCTGAAGAAGACTTCCCCGAAGAACCAGAACAAGCGGCCCCGGTGACTGCGCAAACGCCTGCTGTGGAACTGGCCGACGCCGATCTGGTAGAGGAAGAGCCATTGCCCGAGGAAGAGCCTGTAAACGAAGCACAGGCAGCGCCAGTGGCAACCGAAACCGAAGCACAAGGCAATGCCGTTGCCGACGCGTTGAATGGTCAACCCCTGTACGCACAGGAACCGCTGACCACTGACGAAACACTGGCAGTCATTGCAGACCGTCGCGACCAGCAACCTGAAGCCGAACCAGCAACCGACAATGCACAGGCTGAAGCCATTGCAGAAGCCGACCAAGGCCCGGTGAAAGAATCGGCGGAAATCATCGCGGTGATTCACGCAGAAAAAATGCAGCAGATTATCGGCATGTTGCCTTCGGACACCATGCACGAAATCGACGACCAGACCGGCGTCCTGACTCTGATGTACAGCCGCGAAGTGAATGGCGAAAACGTGGATTACGTGCGCACCATTCGCATCGAAAACGAAAACTTCCAAAACATTCGTTACGTGGATGTTTTCTATGTCGAGGACGAAGCGGGCGTAGTGCTGAATCGCACGTCTAACGCGACCATCGTTGTCCGTCAGTTGGATAACCTGATCGTTTGACTGTGAAACTGTAAATCAGAATGGAAGGGTTACTTCGGTGGCCCTTCCTTTTTTCATTTCTGGAGCCTGCACACATGACCCACCGCACACGCAGCGATAAAATCGAAAATATTTTCATGGCGCTCGGTCTGTTGGAAAACAGCAAAGAGTTCGAACGTGAAATGGTTTTGACCTCTTTGATCGGCCCACACATTCTGGTTTCGATTCCGAATCAATACGACGCCGTTATCACGGTTCCGTTCGAAGGCCCGGTTGTCATTTGCGAAATCAACGGGAGCGTCCAGCGCTTTGCAGAAACCGGCGCGTTCCTCGAATTCTTCCGTCGCACTTTGGAGCCTGCGCGCCCTGCCACACTGGCCCTTGCTGCTGTAGTTCCTGACAGCACCCGCGTAGGCAATTCCGTTGTGTTCGAGCGCCGTGGTGTTGTGTACACCTGCGTCGAAGACAAAGGGATTTTCGAAGTACGTTACAACAACCAAAAAATGAGCATGGCCCACGACGACATTGCAATGGCGTTGGCTTGATTGACTGAGGGATAAAAGATGGAACCGGCAGAATTTGCTTTGCACGTTTTGAACTTTGCAGAGCATGACCCGATTGCGATCACGAACCATCCCCTTGATATGCATCCCTTCGAGGCTGCTATCGCCCTCAACAACGCACTGGCCCACGTGCCCGGTGGTGATGCCGTAAAAGTTTTCGGCACCACTGGCGACACGATTATTATTGTGCGCGTGTCCGTTATTCCTGCCTATCGTGAAACCATTGAATTCGGTTGCGATAAACGACACGCCGAAGAAATTAAACAAATCTGCGAGCGCCTGAACAATGCAGCTACTGACTAGCACAATCCATCACCTGTACGAAAAAGGGATTCTCAAAACGTGCGACCCTTCGCATGACTTCGAGTCATATTCGTATGAGTACATGGGCCGACTGGTTAAACAGCCTGTTACGGTAAGTACGCGTATGAAAAAATCAGACCTGATTAACATTGTGCGCAGCGCGTGCGATGGCAACTTAGCAGACATGGCGACGGTCGCTATGCTGTTTAATGTTGGCTATGGCATGCCGTTTGATCGTGAACGTTCCGTGGCATGGATGAAATATTCGCTGGTCGAGCCTTCGAGTCAGTTCGACGCTGAATGTGAATACGCAATTAAGTGCGCCGAGGAAGCACCGGACGTTTGCTATCCGGACTCGCTGATTTATCCATGCCTCGATATCGTTCGAAAGATCCACGATCACAAAAACACCGGCACCCTTCACGTGGGTTGTTCGGTTCTGCCACGATTAAAAGGCGTGCGCGTGTATTTGATTTATCGCACGCAGCCCGGCGTCACTCCGCATTTGTATGCGGGCTTTTATCGCGATAAGGAAAACTATTTCCTGTCGTTGGATAAGCTCGTTGCGTTGGGAGCGCCCCGTTACTTTGGCGAGATTCGCGGTCGCGTAACAATGACCGAATACACGCCGTTCGGACACAATGCAATGTACGTCGTGGCCGGTACTGTCTACATTCCAGAATCAAAACGGAATGGTGATCGAATCGGCCAAGTGTTTAAACAATTCCTCACGGATGAAACGCCAGCGCTCACACCGCAGCACTTCAACCCCGAGGACGACATTGCGTTGCAACAGGAAGCGCAAAAAACTGTAAATACTCTTACACGGTCACAGAGTCGTTTGGCGGAACAAGGGAAGCCTATTCCATTGGATTCGCTACAACACTTGCAGAAGGCCAAGAAGCGTTTGGATGAGCTAACGGAACGGGTTAAGAACTCCAACCCCGAAGCCGAATACGCTGCATACCTTCAAACGCGGCCAGAAGCGCGCCTACGCTTCGTTGCCACTGAACTGTACCGGTGGAACCGCGACGGGCTTAAAACCGTTCCAATGGGACGACAGCCGTTTTTGCTTATGTCGTCGATGGGCTTCCGTAGCCTTACGCATCCTGCACTCGAAATAGTGGGCCACATCGCTGACACGACAGACGTGCGCGAAACTGTAAATAAATTCGAGAAAGCATTAGATGCGAAGGTATCCGCTTTAATCATTCAACCCGGCCCCGAATCGACGGTGCGGTTTGTAGACGTTACGAGGATTGACCTGTGAATAACGATATTTCCTATCAGGAACAACACAAGCAGCAATTGCAATCGAGCGAGCGCCAATTGGGCACCGCCGCTGAACCCGAGAATGTAACTCGCGGCAAAGCAAACATTCCGGTTGAAACAGCCGGTGAATTTCCGGTGCGGATCGTACCGCGTGTGGAAGTGGTGTTCGGCGCTGTGCTGAATACTGTAAATGAAGTGGTAGAAGCACATAAGACGTTCACACCTGTGATCGCTTATGACGCCGGAACCTTCGAAGAGGGCGAAGACGAAATTTCGTTGTACCGTCCGCTCACTCGCAAAGTAAACGGCGTTGCAATTCAACCACTCACTTCGCTTTATGAATTCCTTCAGGGCCTTGAGCTTGAACAGTACCTGATCGTTTGCGAAGACGCGGTATTGCAACAACGCACCCAAGGCCTGATCGACACACTGCATGCGCAATTGCAGGATGCGTTCGGCGGCGTGGCTTTCGAACAGCACGGCGTTGATTTCTCCATTGCACGCGGTGATTATTTCTCTACCAGCGTCACGCAGTACACCGCAGAGAAATCGAAAACTGTAAATATCATTCATCTGGTAATTCGCGTACATATCCACGCTGCCAGCTTGACCAATACGTCTGCCGATCCTGCCGAAGCGATGACCACCTTTGATTTGGGGTATCGGCAAGTGATCAAAAACTTTGCAGCTGCTACCAAGATTCAGACGCAGATTGCAGTTGCATTTGATGTTTCTAATTTCACTGTACGGCCTAACCTTCTGTCACTGTTCTCCGCGCTCTGTGCGGAACCGGGAGCCGAAGCCGACGCTGTAAACAAAGACGATCATATCGACGCGAACGTAATTGTTTCCGTCGCACTGACAAACCCAAACGCAAAACTTCGCACCGCACCGAAGAAAAAGGTCGGGCAAGTTAAGCCCAAGCAAAAAGGTAGTTAATCCTCATGGCTAAGCCAGAAAAGAAAGTAGCAACAAAAGCACGTACCAAAGTTTCGCGTTTGGACAAAGCCCTTCGCAAGCTGACCGGCACCACTGCCAAAACACCATTCAGCATGAAGACCGGCCTGTTCACCGTGACCGGCTACAGCGTCGTACCGAACGAAGTACCGGGCTACCTGATCGACCGCACCGCGACCCACACCATCTATCGCCACAAGGCCACCAGCGCCTCGAAGAAAATGGTTGTGTCCGTGTTCGCAAACTCCGACGTTCTGCAACTGCTGGGCGGCAAAGAAGGCGGTAGCGTTACCGTTCGCCGCCGTTCCGCTTTCACCAGCGCAACCGGCACCCTGAAATTCGACGGCACTTCGGTAATCGTTACCGACGACAACGGCGGCGTGGCCGTGTTCGATCTGGCCGCTGGCGATTACGAAATCAAAGCATTCGACACCGAAGGTTCGCAGGCTTCGGGCCGTGGCGTGAAATCGGCTTCCGACGATGGCAAGAAAAAGAAAGCCAAAGTCACCGATATCAAGGAAGGCGGCAAAAAGAAAGTAAAAAAGTAACTGACACCCGGTACATGGGCGACCTCGACTGAGAGCGCCCGTGACCCACTCGCAGTAAACTGTAAATACACTGTACAAGATGTGCAGTGCAGAAAACTGTAAATCTCTTTTAGCAACATCAATCAATAGATCGGAGTTATTCATGGCTAAGCCAGCAAAGAAAGCAGCACCTGCAAAATCCAAAGCCAAAGCAGCGCCAAAGAAAAGCAAAAAGGCAGTGGAAATTACCGCTGACGATCTGAACCTGATCAACATGGATGTGCTGACGCAAATCCTGCTGGCCTTCCAAGACAAAGGTCTGGAAACCATCGACGATGTTGTCGGCGCTATCCAGCAACTGATCGAGGGCGAAGAAGAGGAAGAGGAAGAAGAGGAAGAGGAAGAGGAAGAAGAGGAAGAAGAGGAAGAGGAGGAAGAAGAGGAAGAAGAGGAAGAAGAGGAAGAAGAGGAAGAAGAGGAAGAAGAAGAAGAGGAAGAAGAAGAGGAAGAAGAAGAGGAAGAAGAGGAAGAAGAGGAAGAGGAAGAGGAAGAGGAAGAGGAAGAGGAAGAGGAAGAGGAAGAAGAAGAGGAAGAAGAAGAGGAAGAAGAAGAGGAAGAAGAAGAGGAAGAAGAGGAAGAGGAAGAAGAAGAGGAAGAGGAAGAAGAGGAAGAGGAAGAAGAAGACTAATTACAGTCTGATCTTCTGATCTGATCCAAAGAAATTCTCCGACTTCTTTCGTCCTGAGATTTCTAGGAACCCGGTGTAACAGCCGGGTTTCTTTTCGCCAAAAAACGACTTTTTCAAAAATATAGGGAACACCAAGATCATGGCTAAGAATGACCTGACCATTAACGGCAAATCCGAAATCGGTCGTCTGCGTAAGCAGCAGCGCGCTCTGGAACAATCCAGCAAAGCGCAAGAAAAAGCGCTGGAAGTAACCAACGGCCAAGCGACCGAAGTTGCCGAACAAATCGCTACCCTCGAAGCACAACTGAGCGGCGAGCCGGTCAAAGCTGCCAAGGGCGGCAAGAAAGCTGCCAAGGCCGACGCCAAGCCAGCCAAGGGCAAGAAAGCTGCCAAAGCTGACGACGAAAAGCCAGCCAAGAAATCCAAGAAAGCCGACAAGGAAGACGACGCCAAACCGGCCAAGAAATCCAAGAAAGCCGACAAGGACGAAGCTCCTGCCAAGAAGTCCAAAAAGGCTTCGAAGGAAGTAGAAGCACCGGCCAAAAAGAAAAAGGCCAAAGCTGAAGCCGAAGCTCCGGCCAAGAAAAAGAAAAAAGCAAAGGACGTTGAAGCCGACGCTCCGAAGAAAAAGAAAAAGTCGAAAGACTCCGACACCAGCAGCAAGAAAGTGAAAAAAGGCGACAAGAAAAAAGCCAAGAAAGAATACGACGAATTCGAAGACTAATTCGGATCGCCGTCTAGGCTAACAGAACGGGGGCCATTGGCCCCTTTTCTCGTATGCACTGGCTGCACTCGTTAGATCAACTCGTTTATCGCTTAGGGGCCGCATGCTTTACCCATACGGAATTCGCACGCGTATTATACGAACTTCGCGAAGACCGTAAGCATGCCATGGCAATCGCCTTTGCAGAATCCCATCGCAGCGCCTATCGTCAAACAGCGGCTCAAGTGTCGTTGGATGACAAAGAAGAATCCAAGGCGAACAGGCTGCGCGCACAAGCCACGATAGTCGAAGACGGTGCCCGTGTATTAATCACGCGTCCCGCATTCGTCGCCGCTCAAATCGAACTCGCTGCAATCGAATATATCCTGAGTCTCGTTGAGCCGGACGTGCAAAACATTCCCTACGATTTCATCGCCGTACAGCGCACAGAAAACACCCTCGCGCTCTACTGGAAAGCCTTCGTCGAAGTGCGATCCTACAACGGCCAAATCAATTTCGATACCCGCTCGGAAATTCTCGGACGTGGCCTCACTCTGCCCAAATTCGACGGAATTGAAACCCGCGACGATTTCCTGCATGAGTTCAACCGGGGCGATTACAAATCCCTGACTCTGCATGAACTCGAAGGGTTCTACATTGGGGCATTGCAACAAATCGAAAAATCGCCGCTGGTTAAATCCTACATGGACGCGCTGACCGATGCCAACAACAGCCCCGCTTTTCTCGGAAGTATTCCAGAAATCAGTCAACCTCTTGAGCCAATTGCAACTGGTAAAAGACTCGGTGTTGACGTACCACACCGTCGAGCATGACGAACAGTTTTTCGCATTCGTTGCCAGCCTCGATACCTCCGATAATTCACCGCGTCTTATTTACGACGTGACCGTGAACAACGAACCCGTCCGCATGTTGGCCGACTTGCCGCCCTCGGTGATTGTGGACTACGGACTTTTTATTAGCCGTGTGCAGCATTGGGAAAAC